GCCTTGGGTATGATAATATAAAGATAACATCAGCACCTAAAAACACTTTGTTGATTGCTGACACTTTTGGGCTTCACAAAAGGGGTATAGGGGAAGTCGGCTCTTTTCGTTCTACTTTGACATCTCAATATCGCCCAATTGCATTTGGGATTTATTAACAAAAAAGGAGAAAAAAATGAAATGTAAATGCTGTGGAAATCCAATAAGTCTTGTTGGAGATTTTACAAAGATATATAGATGCGGAAGCTGTCTGCATGTTTATTGTCATTATGTAATAAACGAACATGAGTTTTATCAAAAATATAGAGATCATAATCCTTTGTTTCCTTCTAATATAAGGAAATTGTTTGTGTCCAATATTATGAAAATAATAAAGCCATATATTAATATCGGAGATAAAATATTAGAAGTTGGTCCTGGTGACGGCCATTTGGCAAAAGAAATACAAAAATGCATCAATGGTAAAGTTGATTGTTGTGAGCTTGACAAAAATTTGGCAAAGAAGTTGAAAGATTATGAACTAGGGGAAATATATGATTGTCATTTATTAGAATTATCAGATGATTTGTCTTATGATACGTTAATCGCATTTGATATTCTTGAACATATTGATGATATAGAGTCGTTTGCTAAAAAGTATTCAAAAATTGCCAAACGCCTCATAGTTCAGGTTCCTGTAAAAAGGGCAATAACCCAGAAAGAAAAATTTTGTGGGCATTATCACTATTTCACAAAAGAGTCTATAACTAATCTTTTTAAAGAATACTATGATGTCACTATGATGATAGAGGACACAGGCAGACATCATGTATCAGGAAAGTGGTCTATGATGGTTGTATTTGACAGGAAATAAGAATGTATTATAATGATGATTTCAAAATGAGCTTTATTCATTTGCATAAGTGTGGAGGTACAACTATTCGCCACATTTTGCAGGAAATGTTTGATTTTGAAGCCAAAAGAGCAGAAGATTTTCAGGCTCATGATGGAGTAAACGACCATCCTTCAATGATGCAGTTTGAAAATATTGTATCGGTTAGAAATCCTGTTGATATTTATTGTTCAAAATACTCTCATATAATACGACTACCTCATGTTTTTCAGAACCACATTAAGAATCCACCCGATATTCCCATTAACACTGAAAGAATAAAAGAGAATAGGGGCTTTCTCGGTCCATTGGATGCTCAGGTGTATGCTTGTTTTATGAAGTATTATAAAGATTTGCTTGAATTAAACTATCACACATTCCCAAGGGAGTCGGGTGGAAACGCAATAAAGCGAGATATTTTAAATACAAAATTTCCAACTGGAGTTGTGACACATCAATTTTTATTTCAAACGTGTATTATAGATTCCAGGATTCATAAATATTCAAATATTTATGATTTCTTCATAAATCAAAATATTATTGATCACGTTATAAGGCATGAAAACTTAATCGAAGATTTAGAATCTCTTTTCCAAACAAAAATACCACCAAGGCAAATGAATAAGACACGTTACACACAACAGTTTAAAGACTATTTAACTGAACCAGAAAAGCAAGCAATCGAAGAAAAAGAAGAATTATTTTTCAAATTTTATAAGGGAGAATTGGATGATTATCTACGTAGATATAGACGAAACAATATGTAAGTCTCCGGAATCTAGAGACTATTCATTGGCTCAGCCAATGATGGAGAGAATAAAGAAGATAAACAAGCTGTACGAGTCTGGAAGCAAGATTATTTATTGGACAGCCAGAGGAACAGGCTCAGGGATTGACTGGAGAGAAGTCACAGAGAAGCAGTTTAAAGAATGGGGAGTCAAGTACCATGAGTTAAGACTTGGCAAGCCAATATACGATTTGTTCATTGACGATAAAAACATTAACTCAGACATATACTTTAGGAGTACAAAATGAAATTAAGTAATCAAGCAGTAGGAGCCGTAATGATGGCTCTGCAAAAGTCTTTAATGGAGCAGAGCGATATCGTCCCTGTTCTCCAAGGATTTAAGCTACAAGTTGACGATTCAGGAGAGGTTGTGGTAATGAACCCTCCCCTTGTCAAGACATCAAAAGGAACAGCACCAGATGTCACAACCAAAGAAACAGACAGAAGCACTTGGCATGGGCGCAAGCCTTAATGCCAAGATACGTATATCGCTGTGATTCTTGCGATGACCATTTCCAAGTCAGACATGGAATGAAAGAGGTGCAAGAATCGTGCCAATTGTGCCAAAAGCCAGGCTTCTTAACGAGAGTGCCGCAGATGCCTATTATCAAAAAAGAGTCTCACTCTGGGAACCAACAGGCTGGTACGTTGACTAATAACGCTATCGAAGAAAACAGAGAGCTTCTATCTGATATGAAAAAGGAAGCAAGGAGTCAGATGTATGACAGTTAATTTTACATTGTGGCTAATTATAGCCCTTTTAGCGTCCGTAATAGCCAATTTTTTCGCCTTTTGGTACATCCGTAGGGTGTTAGCCAAGCTAATGTTTGTAGGCGAAAATTTGGGCGATTTGGTTGATTTATTGAATAATTACCGAGGACACCTAAAGGGTGTGTATAATTTAGAACAATATTATGGAGATGAAGATATCAAGTTTGTAATCTCTCACACAACAAGTTTACTGGAGATATTGGAAGAAGAGTATTCTGATGTGTACACTATGACAACTCCACTGGAGATTGAGGAAGATTCACAAGAGGAACCAGAAGAATATGCCAAGAAAGAAGTCAGCCAAGAAAATGTATTTTACGCAGGAACACGAACAGGCAATAATTAGATATACCAACTCTTCATGCAACAAAGAAAGGACACATCTATACGTTAAATGGATACAACCAGCATTTGATCAGATGGTAGATAAGATTGTCTTTACCTATAAGTTTACAACTCTGCCAAATATTGATGAATTGAGAGATGAGTGTAAGGTGTGGCTAACAACAATCTTAGAGAAGTATGATCCAAAGAAAGGCTCAAAAGCATTTTCTTATTTTAGCGTCATTACTAAAAATTGGTTTATTCATAAAGTAAAGCAAACCTCCAAGAGAGCAAAGCGAGAGGTGGATTATGAAGATGCCCTAAAAGAAGTTGACGAAGACAAAATTGTATGCTATAATGAATGGCCCAATGAAGAAGAGTATCGTCATTTCTGGACAAAGCTGTGGGAAGAGATAGATGGCTGGGGCACAAACGACATGAAAGAGAGCGAAAGGAAAGTATATGAAGCAATAAAAATTTTGCTTTCTTCTATTGATGATATCGAGATTTTTAATAAAAAGGCAATTTATCTTTATCTTAGAGAATTAACTGGCATGAATACTAAGCAAGTTGTATCTCAATTGAACAAGATAAGAAGGAAGTATAGGTTGTTTAAAGACGACTGGAACAATGGAAAAATTTAAACTATTCTAATTAAAATTATGAGTTCAAAAACAGAAAAATATATTGAAGAGGCTGTCGAAAATATAAGAAAAGACAGAGAGATGACAAAAGAATTGCTTAATGACGCTATTAAGTGGCTTTCTAAAGACGAATCACGGCATCAACAAATAGGCGTTGTTATGGCGAAGTATGTTGAAACACTACAGCGCTCAAACGAACAACTTGTAAAGGTTGTTGGGTTGATGTCTAAAAAAGAAAAAGAACAAGGTTTATCAAGTGATGAAGTTAATCAGATATTTGATATGATAGGTAAAGATAAGGATGAGTGATTATAACAAAAATCGTGTAGAGGGAGAATCCTATCAGTTTTTTCAAAACAGCAATAAAAGGTATATAAATTATAGATACACTCGCCTAGGAATAACAGAGTACGATAATCAACTTTCAACTAAGCAAGCAATTTTTAAAGCTGTGATATTGAGTGGAGAACACGGCGGTATTTCAGTTTCAAAAAAGAAAAAAGGAATGCTCATAAATCCGATTTTACAAAAGAGGTTTCCCGATGGGACAAATAGATCAGAAGTTAAATTTAGGATAACGGAAGTTTTGTATGATTCTGTTGATGATTTCACCGCAACACTCCCCAACCCAATGCAAGCATCAGATTTTATGGACAGGCAGTACTTAGCATCTATGCACCCAATTGCATATAGTGAAATGAGTTATGATCTCCATAATAATATTTTTTACGGCTCTGTTGTTACAATTAAGCAGATGTCCAACTTATTTTTAATAGTTCAATCTACTTCTGTATCTGGAAAATCAAGAGAGTCAAAAGCTGTAGTTAAAGAGGCGCCAAAAACAAAACCACCGTCTCATAAAAAAACAATGAGGACAACTCCGCCTAAACCACCAAAGGATTTGTTTGATTGCCCCGATGGAGAGTCTACACCGCGCCCGGTTCTTCCAATTGCTGGTAAGGGATATAAATATGCTTCAATGTGTTCCCCAAGGGGCAATGGCACATTGGGATCATTGGCACTAAATGGAAAGATTGGGCAAGCCATATTGGAAGCAAAAAAGATAGTTATATTTGGTGATAGTCAAGCAGAGCCATCTAGCACTAGCTATAATACGAAATTCACCGATGGCAAGCTTACTCTTGGGAGAACATTACAAGAGTGGTGGGAGCAACTCCCAGAAAAGGTTGGCGCAAATAAGGTTGTAAAGAAGAAAGTGTTTCGACACGGAAAACATTCCACTCAGCCATATCAGTGGGTTGATGGAAAAGGTCTTTGGAAGAATGTGAAGCCTTTTGTGGAAGGCGGCCCTGGTGGATTGGAAGAGGGCGATTTCGTAATTTTGTTTATGGGTGGTAACGGAACCAAAGGCGCAGCAGATTTAGCAAAACAACTAGAATCAGTTGCCAAATCGACAAAAGCGAAAATTGTTTGGATAGGTGCTCCTCCATCGACAATGCATAAAGCCGAATATGTAAAGGGAGAGCCAACGACGAAATTCAACCAAAGAAAGAAAAAGAATGAAGAAATTAAAGAAATATTATCTAAAATGCCAAGCAAAACTTGGAAATTCGGTAGCTTTAGTGATTTAACTTTTATAAATCCATATGAAGATGTGCCATCCTTTACTAAAGGGTATGATACAAGGAAAGGTGGAAAACCTATGACTGACGGTGTGCATATGGTTGGGAAGTGGGCATTAGGATTCTTGATTGAGGTTGGCTTAATACCTAATGCCCCTCTTTATGAAGAACTTGTTACCGGTAAGTAGTGGAGATAAATTATGAGCTTTAAATATAAAAATTTAATAGGAATGGAACATTATCATTTTCTTCAAGGAACTCCTTCTAGATATATGGAAGGAGTGCAGGATTATTTAGCAGAGGCATCAGACACTTATGACTTATCTAATACATCAGAGGAGTGGATAGGCGTAGTATACAGTGGACAAGAGGGCATATTTGATAGTACACTAAAGAAAAATGAAAGAGCAAATGCATTTGACTTTGTCAATTTTGGTGACGGAATCAGAAGAGTGAAAATGAAAGTGAAAATTTATGATAAAGAATCTTTCGGCCTACAGAAGATGCAACCTACTGATATGCATAATCCAGATGAGGATGGAATAACCCAAATGGAACGACAATGGAGAATATCAAAATTACCAGATGCCTACACCCTTTTACCTCTGGACAAAGGTTCGTCCTTTAAGTATGGCGATCTGGTTTCTTTGAGATTCGAAAATAATACTTATTTTGTTGTGCAAAATCTTAATACTCCAATAATATTGAAAACTGGCGACATTCATGGCCCTGGTATAAAAGACACATCTGGTTTTAAGGTATATGGCGGTGCCAGAACTAACATACCATATTTTGGAATTGCCGCCGGCGTTGATTACGAGATAATTAAAAATGGACAAATACCAGATGATATAGACGGTAAGCCTTTGCTTGTCGATCCTGATCTTAGATATTCAATAAAACATAAAAAATCTATGAAAACGCTTTTAGTTGATGTAAAAGAAGAATGGGATCTTTTGGCAAAAGCATATTTTGAGAAATTTGGAGAAAAGTTGAAAATTTCAGGTTATCGAACTTTGGCACAACAGGCAGCAGGAAACAAAAAGGGATCGTCTAAGTGGAGAGCAGGCACAGGAAAATCACTTCATGGGCTAGCAGTGGCGGTAGATATAAAAAATCCCCAATTCCATGGAAAAAAAGCAAACAAGCACCGTTCTGCGTTTCTTTCAGCAAATTACAAGTGGTTTGATTTGAATGCCCCAAAATATAATTGGCACAACCCAGGTTGGGCAAGGATGTCGAGCGACAAAGAGCCTTGGGAACCATGGCACTGGGAATATTTAGAAAAAGGAAATTTCTATAGTAATTAAAAAACATTATGTCAGGATATAAGAAAAACAAAATTAATATTGATAATTTGCCATTTGTATATGGCAGAGGGTCGGATGACTTTGAAAGCATCATGGATAGGTTGAGAGACAATTCAGATGATATACTTCACTCTAGAACTACAAATTTTTTTACTGCGAAGGTTTTATCAGGACTTACATCGCCACATGGAGAAGAAGCCTCAAAAAAATTGCCTCCAATGAATATAACACGGGCGATAGATTTGGGGGATGGGATTAGAAGGTATCGAGTTAAAATTAGATTTAAAGCGGGTGGATACCTAGATGATAGGGTGCATTTTACGAATATGCTCCCAAACCCAAATGAAGAAGGCATATCTATACTGGAAGCAGAATGGAGAATCAGCCAACATCCTTGGGCATATACTGATTACCCCGGCAGTGATGTCCCGCCTTACAATTCGGAGGTGATTGTATATCAACAGGGGGATATGTTTTTTATTACTACGCTTATTGGAGGAAAAGCAACAAGAAAGTGGGATGGAGATGTTGGAACACCAAAAGCTTATGGAAAGCCCCTGAAAGATACAAAATTTGATGATCCATTGGGGGTTAAGGGCAAGGATACAAAAATAGAGAAAGACTACAATAGCATGAAAGACAGGAACACCTATGATGATCTTATTGTTAAGTGGTCAGCTAAATATAATATAGATCCAAATCTTGTCAAGGCTATTATGTGGAAAGAAAGTACCTTCAAGTTAAAAGCGCAATCGTCTGTTGGTGCATCTGGACTTACTCAAGTAATGCCCGGTACGGCAAGAGGGATTAATAAAGTGTTAAAATATGATAGGATAAATCTTGGTAATGCTGATCAAGCAGTGCATTTTGGTGTTTTTTATATTGTAAAAAAGATGAATCAAGTATCGTCAGAATCATATCGAGGCTCTACTATATTTGAGTATTATAAAGATGTTGCAAATGTAAACACAGGCGGCACGGGATATTCTGTTATGGAATTAGGATTGATGGCATACAACGCCGGAAAAGGAAATTTGAGAAAATATGGCCCAAAAACAGTAATGAGTGATACATGGGATTGTAAGAATGGCTTGTGTGGCCAAACCAAACATTATGTTAAAAAAATAACGAGGTGGTATGAATGGCTGTTGGAAAATGAACCATTATAAAAAATTTGATAAAACTATTTAAAAGACGGAGTTTAATATGGGAAATGGAAAAAAAGAACTAAGAAGTAGGGCGAATCTATCTGAGAAAGAAAGACAAGAAATAGAAGAAGAAGAAAAAAGAAGAGGCCCCATAGGACTATATGGACAGTTTATGTATGAACCAGTTCCTGATTATGGCAGGGCAGGATCAGAAGTGGTGTATCGTGGCAACAATAATTCATTTATTGTGCTGGGGAGAGACAGATATGGTAACCCGGCTTCCGGTCTTGGCGGCAGGGGGGCAACTGGCTGCGGAATGATAGATTTGATAGCTGGCCTTGATGGCGCTGATTCACAAAGGCCTTATGATGAAATCCACGGAGTCTCTTCAGCTAATACCGCTGAAGAGCAAGCTGAAGAACTTGCTATGCTCGATGGCGCCGGGGCTGTTGCTGGGGAGCCTACTCATTACGCTGCCTCCCCAAATTTTCATTTAGATGCTGCGAGGCTTTATATTTCTCAAGCAAGTGATGTAGATTACTATTTTGGGATTGCAAGAGGCTCTGAGGGCAGTCCTGCTGATACTAAGAACAAATCAGGAGCCGTTTTAAAAGCTGACCACGCTAGGCTTGTTGGTAGGTATCATGTTAAGATAGTTGCCGGAAAGCAGAAATTAGAAAATGGAGGGATAACGGGCGAAAAGAGCGCTGTGGGTGGCGAAAATGAACGTAATGCTCCTAAAATTGACTTGATAGCTGGTAACTATACTGATGAGATGATAGTGGGTATAATTCCCATACTTGGTGATACCTCTATGCCTGCAATTGGAGAACGTGTAAAAAAATTACAACCGGTAGTTAAAGGAGACAACTTAGTGGGATATTTAATGCAAGTAAATGATATATTGCTTGACTTGTCCCAAAGAATAACAGAAAATGGAAGAAATTTAAGAACCTTAATGACGGCGTTTTCCGGTCATTTTCATCCCGCAGGTGGCGGAATTTTAGGCCCAACTGCCCCATCGGATCCGTATGCAACATCAAAGGCAATTACTGGATGTATAAAAACAATAACAACAGCAGCATATACTGAGATAATGAAGCATGATATAGATATTATGAAAAAGAATTACCTGAATATGGAGCAAATGGCGACACACATATTAAGTGGCCACGTTAACACAACTTGAGGAAATAATGTCAGAAGGATTTAAGCATTTACAAATAGACAAATGTGCCGAAAAGGAAACATTTGCACCAGCGGCTATTTGTCCGCCAAAGGAATGTAACGAGAGTGCATTACCAATAGATTGGCTGGAACAAGAGGAGCCATACTTCGATGCTAAAGAGTGCGAGTATGTAGCTGTTGTTACTAGGGACTTGAAGGAGCTTGGGTTTGATCCAACGGACCCTAATTCTAAGCCATACGAAGTCAAAACATCGATAAAAGCATCTGGGTATTGGGGGGAACAATTTACTACCCAAAACTTAATAAAAGAAGAAGAAACAAAAGAGACTTATGTCAACTTGCGAGAATGGGCACAAGACAATATGAAAGACGGCATAAGAATGGCATTAGGCCATTTCAATAAAACAGTTAGCGATAGGACGGTATGTGCTTTTGGCAACTGTGTCGGTTCGTGGGAAGAGTTCGAGGAGAATAGAGAATTAATACAACAATACCAAGCTATAATGGCATCTTACGGCAGTTCTGTAACTGATGGGGTGTCCTCCATGGGATGGTTCGCAGGAGCTTATGCCGGAATGACAGCAGGAGTACTAATATCTGGACCAGTGGGATGGGCAGTGTTTGCTGGTATTGGGTTGGGTGTGTCAATTTTTAGTAGTACCATAAGGGGCACAATCGCCGCAAAAGGAACAGCAGATGATGCAGAACAATATTCTATCTTTGAAGACAAGCTTAGAGGAATATTTCCCTCTGATAGGATAGAAGAGCTACAAAGGCTAGAGGATACATATGGTTCCCTTAATCCATATGCGTTGGAATGGAATGCGTATATACCAGAGAACAATGATGATACAATTGGGGTTTTTGTAGATAATGATTTGGGTGTAGTGAAGTTTCAAGTTAGAATACCAGCATTTCACTTTAATGTAATTCCGGATGAACCAGTCGAATCCGACGATATTGATGATGATGCAGTTAGTGATATGGAAATCTACCTTACTAATAAAGATTGGAGAGTTGAATATACACAGCTTTATACCGGTTTGGTTTTATATAGGTATGAACAGGACACAATGCTTCTTCTAGATAATGCGGCTATTCACTTTAAAGATGACAAAACAGGTAGAAAATTATTCTTTTTTGGGGACTTAAAAGAAAACATAAAGACATTCAAAGAAGAGTTAGAAAGTTTGCTAGAAAAAAATAATCTTCATTTTAGTTATATGAATTTCTTTGGTTTGAAGTTTAATAGTAAACTTGTCCAGGAACTTAAAATTTCACTTGGAGATATGGGCGAAGGAGAAAATGTAAGAAAGTTATACATACAAAAAATAGAGTATAAATCCCCATTTTGTGATTGGAAGGAATTAAAGCCCAAGAAAGATAAGGGGGTGACTGGTTTTATAGAAAAGGTATATGACCCAACTGCACTACACTTATTAAGCAAAAAAGACACAGCGATCATGGCAATGACTGCTACAGAGCCAAAGAAGATACGTGACTTCATTCCAGATCACATTTTCCCAGAAACTTATGTTAATAAGGGTGCCGATACAATTTCAGATGATCAGCCAAATACTGCACTTGGTTGCATAGCTGATCAATTCGCAGATATAATTGATTATAGAGAGCTTATTAGTGACTTAATAATCGGAACAGTAGATGCTTTAAAAGATGAGATAGCCAAAAAGATGTGTACTGATAAGAAAAAACACATGGATCCTGCGGTTGAGCGACTTCGTAAAAAGAAATTAGATGCGACTCTTAAGAAGATATATAGAAAGAAATTGAGAGAATTAAAAAACGACAGAATCAAAGAATACAAAAAAATGATAAAAGAGGAATATGGAAAAGGACTAAAGAAAGAGCAGATAGAAACCATGGCGAAAGAGGCTGTCAAACTGGAAATGAATGATATTAAGCGTCAAGCAATGTTGGAAGCAAAAAATTCAAAGGCATACGAAAATGCGAAAAAAGATCATCCATATATGGGCGATATCGCAGATCTTGCATTTCAAAAATTCGATTATAATGATTCATTAATTAAATATTTTAAAGATATGATGACAAGAGATGACAACCATGATCCAATTGAGAAAAAGATGGATACATTTTTGAAAGATATTGGTTTATGTGGTATGGTAATCGCTTTACGAAAAGTCCTTAAGTGCTTATTCGGGCAGATGGATTTTGGTGACATATTAAAGGCTTTAATGAAGAAGGTAATCGGAGCCGTGAATATTAATCAATTTTATTATTTGTTTGTTGGTTTGCCAATTAACAAACAAACGGAAATCACAAATTATGTACAATCACAGCTTTCTGCCACTGTGGGTGAGATGGGTGCTTCGGTTAGTTTAGAGGCATATACCAATAAAGCAAATTCTAAAAAAAGAACAGAACAACAAAAAACAGATGCCCAAAAGAGAATTGATAATCTCAAAAATAGCTTTAATACTAAAAAATACAACGCCTTAACGAGTAAATATTTGCCTAAAAAAGATGCAAGCGGCAAATTGATGGAAAAAGAAGCTGAGAAGTGGGATGCTGACAAAGACAAAGCCAAAAAAATGATGGATAAGTTCATGAAAAAGATGGCAACTGCTTCTAAATTACGCCCCAGCCAAGGTTCTATTGGTAAGGGTGTTGCAAATATGGTTGGTGTTATTTTGCAATCGTATCTTGAGGCGTTTGAAAAATTCCTTGGTTTAGACGATATTTTATTTTTATTAAAGCAGGTGCCTGTTGTTGATATGATTATTTGGATTTTGGAAACTTTTTTCTCTTGCCCAAAGACTCCTATTATAAACCCCCCTTTGAAGCAATTAATTAAATTTCCAAAATTCAAAATTGATGTTTGTGACCCTACGATGGGTTTCTTAAATTGGAAATTTCCTGATTTCAAGTTGCATAATCCGTGGAAAATAATTAAAGCAGAATTGTTGAAGATTTTGAAAAAAATTATAAAAGAAATATTAATAAAATTGTTAGTAAAATTATTAGAATTTTTAGAAAAAATGCTTTGTGATTTACTAGCAGCAATTGGAAAATCAGCTTTAAATGTATTATCTGGTAAAGATAATCCGTTTTTGAGTGCTTTTAGAGATGCATTTTGTGGACCAAATGCCACCGAAGATGAAGTTAAAAAAACAGCAGAAGCGGCACTTAAGGCTGCTGGTATTAGTGATACTAATCAGGCAGAAATGGTAGCCGAACAAGCTGCTATTGCTCTAGCAGGAAACATGAGTAAAGATGATTTTATGCGGTGTATGTTAGACCCAGAAGGAAACCCAGAATTAATTAATCGAGTAACAAAAATAATGGCTAGGACAAGAACAGATGCAGCTAATGCCGTCAATGGGATGCCTATGAGCATTTCCCCTTCTGTGTTTTTCAATACACCAGCAAAAACAACACAGTTGTTTAAACATATAGGAAATCTTATCCCAAACGATGAACAGCAAATAATGCTGAACGCATTAGATGAACCAGGTGCCCTAAACAGGCCATTGTTTGATAATATATGTCTGACATCGGAAGAGTTAGATGCTTGGGATAAGCTTAGAAAAGATGACTTGATGAATCGTGGCTTAAATGAAGAAGACGCTCAAGAACAAGTGGAAAACTATAATAAATTAGCAAAGGACGCGCTAGATGATTTTCTCGACGCAGCAATCAATGGTCCAGACGAAGTAGTCAAAGATGCTATTATTGAAGCAATGTCTAGAACACCAGCTAGAGATGATTGGGGAGACTTGAGTTATGGTAATCCATATTACCCAGATGGCGCCAACCCAGCAGCCCCCAATGGACCTGAATGCCTAGAGGCAGGAGGACATGACAGCCCCTTACATAGAGCACCGGCATCAGAAATAAAAATGGAAAACAAATTGATGCAAGATCTCTTTGAGGTTGTTGAAATTAAGTTTACTGAGGATTTGTTTGGCTCAAAAGACGGGGTTCTTAGTAAAATCATGGCAGATACTAATGGGTTGAGTCTTTATTGGCATAACGTTTGGGCTAATTTCTTTTTGACTAAGTGTTTTTATTATGATTCTGAAGAAGCAGCAGAAAATGATACAAGTTTTAAATTGTGGGGAGATATTGTAGAAGACACCGGCTTTTTTCCGGAGACTGTTGGAAAATATTTACAAACAGAGCTTCAGAAAGAATCAACATTCGTCTCTTCATATGATGTGACACCAGGGTATAATGTAGATGTGGATTATGAATATTGGGAATTTTGGGATTTTGCTTATAAGCATTTCTTTTATAATATTCCGGCACTCCCCGAACACAAAGTGCCTGATTATGAAATGGAATTTCAAATCCCACAACCTCCACAATCTGATTTGTTTCCAATGAATGCAGAAAGGAATGCTGTTGGGTTTATATCAGAGGGGTTTAATAGAGAGGTAGATGAACCAAGCTTTGATTATCAAATGTTGATAGAAGATCAGAATAAACCATTTGTAAATGGTTCTGATCATATGTCTGGATTAACTGGTAAGCTTATTCAAACTATAAAAATGCCTCATGATGAAGATGTTTCTGCTTATATGTCTGAATTTGAATTTGATGATTCTAAAAAAGCTAAATATAGATTACAAGCATTGAGATATGTATTGGGTAAAAGTACTTCTCAAATGTCATCAAGGGTAGTAAAGAATATAAATTCCAACTTTTATGATAAAATGGCAAGCAAATTTTTTAATATTGTTAAAAATATGATGGTAGCAAATGACGAGAAATTTAAACACGGATTCGAATTTGATGATATTATAGAAGAAAATTTAATCTATGTTGATAAAGAGGGTGCATCTGAATATACGCACGAAGAAGATGAACAAGTTCTCGGCGTAATGCAAGAGTATCATGAAAGGGTACATTTGCTTGATCCAAAAAAATATGGCGGAACCTACAAAAGACCACCATTTTATATCGAAGAACCAGAGCAAGGAGGATGGTTTGCAATAGTGAAATCTTTAGTCCCTGAAATTGATGGTTGCGAAAAATCTAGTGAACATGTTTTGAGAATGTCACAAGTTGTCGACCATGTTAATAATTCAAAAAACAAAATGGCAGTAGATGAGCGATTATCTATGAATAAAGGCGATTGCTTTCTTGAAGTGCCATTTGATAGAATTCTTAATAAGGATAATCATGCTGCACTTGAAGGATTAGTTAAAATTATTATTAGAACGGTTATAATTGATGAAATTATTCCTGCCTTACCTGTTATATCAAACATAGAATATAATGAAAATAATTTTGACACCACATTGGCATCACTTATAACTAAAAGAATTTCTGATGATTTGAAAACAACCGATGTTTGGTTTCCAAGAAAGGTGGAAAAAAAGAATTATTGGCTTTTGGTTTTAGAAGTCGGAGTGCAAATGTATCAAAGAATGTATGAACGAGGGGATGTTGAATTAGAAGAGGGCTCGCCTATAGCTGGTGCAATGCAAAAAATAAGAGAAATGCAAGAAAGTTATCATTTTCCTAATGATAGAAATGACATAAACGTATTAGAAATGTGGACTTCCCCAAAGTCTAGCCAAATGGTTGATTCAAAGAAATCGCGATTCGGCGCTGCTGATAGAAATATAAAATCTATAGGGACATATTATAATATAGCAGAACGCAAGCCAAAAATGACAATTGAGCAACGAGTAAAAGAAGTAACAGAAGAAGAAGCAATATCACCAGAAAATAGCGATATATTTTATGGAGAACACGTCCAAGGGGATAACTCAACAACCTTAGCACGTTTTGATGCTATGGAGAACAATGGTTATTATTGGGAATGGCAAAAAGATGGCTCTACAAGAGAAGAAACGGATTCCGGCATTCCTTATTGGGACATTCATAAAAAGAAAGTTTATTACAAATTTTATGAAGAAGAAATGCCAGTGTTTGATCCATTAGATCCAAAGAAGCATTATTTTCACTATTGTGCTTTGGCTTATCAAAAGTTCGGAGAAGCTCTTTGGTATTCTGAACAACAAGTTGATTTTTTGGATACCCTACTAGGCCCAACTAAAAAATCATGGGAATTTGCTAGTAAAATCTTTGCCATTAGAACAGTTGAGGAAGAAGCCAAGATTATATTTAATAAGTTGGTTGAAAAAGAGTTCCAACAGATTATGGGGTTCTTTAATAACAATTATAAACCAGATATGGTTAATTTGGATATGTATTTTTTAACAAGTGATGAATTTTTTGAACAAAATGAATTACAAAGACTTGGCTCTAGAGATAATGAAGAAAGAGTTGCTCAAGGCGAGCCAATTAATGTCGGAGATGCTGCCGACGTTATATCAGATATAGATCAAGATGCCATTTCACCGGGGAAGGGTGTTCGATGGGAAACTGACGATGAAGAAATATCTTTTAAAATTGAGAAATATATTCGCATAATGGAAAAGCCACCACTTCCAACAGTTGTTCTTCCAAAGGGTGAAGTTGCCATTCCCAGAACCGCCGAGCCTAAAATCCCAGAAGAGCCCTTAGAAAATGTTGATATTCCAAGTCAGCCTGTAGATGATGAAACGGGTGTTCCCTTGGTTGTGAAAAACAGAGACTACAAATTAAAGGGCGTTGTTAATATAGAGGAATTTCAAAATTTTGTAGATTCTAATATTGATAAGATTGGTGATTATTATTTGAGTGATGTTTTTGGCGATGCTTTACATCAATACTCTATGCCATTTACAAAAATGTTTGATTTATTGCTTGAGCATCCAATTTTAATAGTTGATTTTGATATTAACCTAACAGATATGCAATTGCAAGCTATTGAGAGTGGCACACTAGTAGTTACGACTACTGACGAAGAAACAGGTGAAACAACATCCGAAACTCCGAAATACCAAAACGTGTTGATTAACAAGATAATATTGGATGAATTTGAAATTGATTATTCCAAACAAATGCCAGTTAGTTATGAAGGTGCTATTGGGGTGTATTACGGCTTGAGAATTCTTATGAAAGTTCCCAAGCCCAATGTGGCAGATCTTATATATGATCGTGTTAAGTCGCCCCTTGGGGAAGGCGATATGGAGATTTCCAAATTAGAGAAAGCATTCTATTGTTTAGATAATGAAAACGTCTTCTCTATTCCAATTGCCTCTGCTGAGATTGAAATGCTTGATCATAAAATAAAAGACTTTCATTGGGAAACAGGCGAATACAAGTTGGATTTAGATTGTTTGGTAAGAAAGTTAATAAAAACGCCTGAATACAAAATAATGTTCAAATATATATTTCCTGCGAGTGTTGTTTCTAGTATGTCGGCTATTCTTTCAAATTTGTCATTTGAGCTTTCAATAGGACAGGATGATGGCTGGAAAGAAGTACCAGAACCAGAGGAAGGCGAAAAAGAAGAAGAAGTTACTTTCAAAACTGGCTGGGATGGAAAAAGTTTTGTTAGAAGTAAGCGAGTAGTTAGGCACATGTTTTCGGGCTTTTATTTAAGTGACGACTTTGATGATGGCGATGCAGGGGATTCATTTAAGTTTTCTGATTTGTTTAATGCATGGAGAGAGATGTTCTTTGGTGGCATGAAGAGGTGGTTTAGTTTTCTGCCTTTCTGGTGGTCTGCCAACGTCAAACCTAGGCCATATGACAAAGATGGAAATGAATGTCAAAGTGAATACGATAAATTAATGGGTTAGTGATATTTATAATGGTGGATAAAAAATGATATTTGCTCCTAAAATTCCTTTAAAGTTTGATAATTCCTATGGCTATGATAATGTTAGTGGCTTAAAAGAGCTAGCTAAATTTCATTTAAAGAATTTGTTATTTACTTTCCCAGGTGAAAAAATCTCAGACCCAGAGTATGGCGTTGGGGTGGAAAAATATTTGTTTGAAAATCCATCCGGAGGTGAATTAAATAATATTGCCACTGAAGTATCAGATGCAATAAAAAGATATTTGCCTTATTTAAATTTAATGGATGTAGTTGTGTTATTGCTTGAAGAGGGGTTGGGAATAAATATTAAAATATATTATTCTTTTCAAGGTGCTAGCGTATCTGATACATTATCATTGAACGTTTCAAATTCATCGAAATCATATTGAGGAGTAAAAAATGCCAAAGAAGCCGTTAATAAATTATACAAGTCTTAGTTTTGACGAGATAAAAGAAGATTTAATAGAACATGCAAGGAGATACTACCCTAACAGGTATACTGATTTTAATGATTCGTCGTTTGGTTCAATGGTGTTTGATTCAGTTGCATATGTTGGCGATATACTTAGTTATTATCTTGATTACAATATTAATGAGAGCTTCCTCGAAACAGCTACTCAATATAGTAATGTAAGAAAAATGGCAGAGCAAATGGGGTATAAATTCTTCAGTAGGCCGGCTGCTTTTGGATTTGTTGATTTATATGTGTTGATACCAGCAATGGAAAATGACTTGGGCCCAATAGAAGAGTTGTTCCCAGTTATTAAGAGAGGTACTAATCTTAAAGCCACTAATGGCGCCATATTTACATTAACAGAAGATGTTGATTTTAATGATCCAACACTCGAAATGGTAGCTGGTAGGTATGATCCAGACACAAACAGGGCAACTCACTACGTCTTAAGATCATCCGGGCAGGTAAAATCTGGGACTTCATATTATGATGAATTTGATGTTGGCAATTATGAAAAGTTTAGAAAAGTTAGAATTGGGCCAAATGGAATCAATGAAGTAATATCGGTTTTTGATTCTGAGGGGCATGAGTATTATGAAGTTGATCACTTGTCTCAAGAAGTCATATATTTAGAAACTACAAACCCTAATGCTAAAAAAGATGGAGTTAGATCAATATTAAAACCACATATAGCGTCAAGAAGGTTTGTGGTTACTCAAGATATTGGTGGAACATATTTACAATTTGGATATGGTTCAGAAACAGAATTTGAAAGCACTGGTATCATAGACCCGGCATCTGTCATGTTAAATATGAACGGGAAAGGATTCATCACAGACACAGCTTTTGATCCAAATAAATTAATATCTACTGATAAGTTTGGAATAGTGCCTTCAAATACTGTTTTGCAAGTCACTTTTACCTCGAATAATCGAGTTGACAACAATGTAGCCATCGACAATCTAACCACAGTATCATCTTTAGAGATTGATTTTCCGTATGATAGTGAATCTTTCTATTCAGCAGATTATAATTTTATTAGAAATAGTGTAGAAGTTTCGAATTCAACAGAAATAGTGTATGATGCTTCTTTGCCATCAACAGACGAAATAAAGTACCGCGCTCATGCTATTTTTGCTGCTCAAAATAGGATAGTTACAAAATACGACTATGAGGCTTATTGCTACCAAATGCCACCAAAATTTGGAAGCATAAAGCGAGTTTCAGTTTATAATGACCCAAGTGGAACCAATAAAAGGTTGTGTCTGTATGTAATATCTCAGGATGGTGATAATTTTTTAATGAAGGTTAATGATACAACAAAAAATAATTTAAAAACTTGGCTTAACAAAAATAAAATAATTTCTGATTTGATTGATATAAAGGATGCTAAGATTATAAATGTTGGTTTTGATTATGAATTTGTTGTTGATTCCAAATTCGACAGAGTAGAAGTTTTGTCAAGAGTGCAAGATAGATTAATAGAACTATTTAAAGAAGAATTTTATATTGGTGAGCCGATGTATATAACAAGCATCTACAACACTATTAATAAAACAAAGGGGGTTGTAGATACCATAAAAGTAACTCCAAAAACTCTTACTAGCGAAGGATACTCTTCAGGGAACATTGGCTCCATAGATGATTTTTTATCAAAAGACGGAACATACATAAACACACCAAAAAATTGTATTTTAGAAATAAAATACCCAATATCTGATATCAAAGGAATAATAATGTAATGCCGATTTTAAGATACACAGCCAGCGCAGATAACACTATAACAAATGCATTTTATGCGCCAAGCGACTCAGAGACAAGGGCAACTGGCTCTAATATGGGGGCTTCTGACTTATTAGAAGTATATTCAATTTATAATAGGCTTAATAGCGTTAGTGCAACTAAATCTTCTGAAATGTCAAGGATACTTATAAAGTTTCCCATTGATAAAATCAAACAAGACAGAACAGATGGAAAAATCCCAGCAAAAGACTCGGTTAGTTTTTATTTGAATCTCTATAACGCTAGGCATGTATATACCACACCACAAAAGATAAACCTTACAGTATTGGCGGTATCGTCTTCGTGGGAAGAGGGTCGTGGACTAGATATGGCAACGTATGGAGACGTAACGCAAAATCAGTCTGGTTCCAATTGGATAAATGCTAATGGGACTCATGCCTCCGCTAGTGCAACTATAAAAATTATTAATGGAACACGCAATGGTGTTGGCGGATTAGATGATGGCTCACCTCCGGGAATTACCCTAACATCTACTGATGGAACTGAGAGGACTTATGAGTTTCAATATGGCGGCAGTTATGCAAATGGCGCCTCTGCTGGGGGTACCACTGTTCGATGGTACGGCACAGGAGAGACAGCCACCACTCAAGGCGGCTTCGCCGCCCTATTAAAGACTGCCATTGAGGGAACAGCAGGACACGCTGGAAAATTAACTGTGACTTTAAGTGATGATACCAATTCGAATGACACTTTGACAATAAAGCAAACCACTTCCGGAATCGGCGGAAACACAGTTATTCCTGCCGTGACAAACGGCAATGCTTCTGACTTAACTATTAATGGTGGTATTGGCGCCACTAGATTTGCTGGTGGCAATGGCAACTGGGCATCAGTTGGCGGTGATTATCATGCTTCGCCCACAGCCACCCAGTATTTTGACAAGGGTGTGGAAAATATGAAAGTTGATGTCACCACTCTTGTCGAGCAGTGGATAACAGGTTTATCTGGTGATGCAGATTCAGGCAAGGTTAATCATGGATTTGGAATAAAATTATCAGATGCTCAAGAGGCTTATTATCCAAATGATGGAACAGATACCAATGCAGTTAAAAACCCCAATGGAGCAAAGAAGTCTTATTTTACAAAAATGTTCTTCGGAAGAAGCACGGAATTCTTTTATAAGAAGCCTGTGCTGGAAGCTCAATTTAACGACATCATTAAAGATGATAGAAATAATTTTCATATAAAAAGTTCCCTGCTGCCTTCTGCTATGAATTATAATAGTTTATATTTTTACAATTATGCTGGTGGACAATTGCAGGACATCGGCGGAAGTAGTGCTACAAAGCCCAAAGTTAAGTTGTACTCTGGTACTTCTGCTGGTCCAGTTGGAGCAGCCGCAACTGGTATTAAGTTTGTAAAAATTGTAAGCGGCTCCGCCGCTGCCGCTGCAACAACCGCATGGGAAGCCAGCAGAGTATCAAAAGGGATATACAGGGCAGATGTCTGTGTCACTGGCACACTCCCAGCAGCAGAACCATATCTGTATGATGTATGGCTGGTAGGTTCTGAGGAAGTTTTAACTGGATCAGCAATTACGCCAATTAAATTTAAACCATCCCAAACGGCAACTAGAGCAGAATATGTAATATCAATGCCCAACCTGAGAAAGGAATATCATCAAAACCAAACGGCAAGATTTAGGCTTTATGCTAGAGAGAAGAACTGGTCTCCAAATGTTTATTCGAAAGTTAAGTCAGCACCAGAGAATATAACAATACCTTCTGCCTCGTATCGAGTATTAAGGACTATTGACAATTTTGAAGTATTAGCCTATGATTACGCTAGTACTGGTGGTAAATATTCTCGTCTATCGTATGATGGTTCTGGGAGTTATTTTGATTTGCCGATGAGTATTTTCGAGACCGGTTACCAGTATACATTCAGGTTTTCGTTTTATGATGGCTATGCTGGTTCGTGGGTAGAACAACCAAAAGAATTCAAATTTAGAGTAATAAAATAATGAGCATAAAAGATTTATTTGATAAAGGTATTAAGAAGTTTGATTCTCCTGTAAAGAGCGTGGAGTCGGCTTCTTTCGGAGCAGAATCTAGTAAATATGTTGTAGCCAAACAAAAAGAGAAGGAAAGGTTTGTTCCTCCCGTTGATTTTGCTACGGCATCTAATTTTGCAAAATTTGGTTCAGCAGAGCTTTATTATGAATATGCCTTTAAAAGAATCTATGGTCAATACCCATATGATGGAACTTTAGCAGAGAAGCAGGAATTTCAGAACAAATCTACCCACTTGGATAGATATGTCTTCGAGAATATATACCCAAGAACCAATGGGTATGCAAAGTTGGGATATCAGGGTTTTGATGGAACCAAAGACGGCACGACAGGATACAACATAGCAGATACAAAAAAAGAATACATCTTTATAGATGCCGGAATTCATACAGCTTCAGGCGGCATGAAGGGCAAGCCGTTTAGTGAAACATTTGACAGTTCAATGATTTATAATGTTGAGAGTGGTTCTAGAAAAGGATCTAGCTTGGCTTTTGACGAAGGTTATGGTTGTACGATTGAATTTTGGATGAAGAAGAACGCTTTTGATGCTACGCATGCCACTAGAGAATGTTTATTTGAGATGTGGAATCAAGAAAGTTACTTGTCTTCTTCTTATGGCAAGGTAAATCTAAATTTCACAAACGCAAACCAGTTTCAACTAAACTGGGCATCGGGTACTGAAAATGCTAGTCGATGGGGGGAAGTTAATTTTGATGCCCCCAATACAGATGGAATTGCCGATGGTAAATGGAACCATTATGCCTTCACTCTTAAAAAGAATTATAGCCAAGCCCACTCTGCCTACAGAATGGAAGCAAAGATGTATTTCAATGGAGAGTTTAACGCCGGTTCATCTCATGCTGCTGCGATTGGCTCGATAAGAGGGTATTCCAGAGGCATTGTCGGCACCATTGGTTCATTGGTAAGTGGTTCATACGTTTCGCCATATATGCCTGCTCCCGGCACAGGCAGAACAGGACATGGAGATGCTGTTGATTTGGGCGGAGTAAAGGCAAAAAACACCAGTTTTGCGTTTGGCTCTTCCGGCTTTTCAACGGCTGGTATTGCTGTTAGCATGTGGGTAAAAATCCCAACGAACGCTTTAGATGGTGACATCACCAGCATCGACTATGAGCTTTTCAGGGCGGGTGGTACCTACCCTCCCTTCATGGCTATATTCTACCAGAATTCACCAACTACGCTTATGCTTAGGGCTAACTATCAACCCAACCAGACATCTCTCGTTTGGAAAAAATATGATTTCGCAGCATACGCAGATGACAAGTGGAGACACTTTGTATTTACCACTGATGGCGCTGTGGACTTTCTCGGCAATTCTACCAACATGAAAGTGTATGTAGACGGTAGCGAAATAACACATTATACTGACGGCGGAACTACGTCTAGTAAAACCTCATCTGATTTAAAGAAATTTGATGAGTTCCACCTGGGTAATTCCAAATTCCATTATGATGAAGTAGCAGTTTGGAAAAAACATCTTTCTGCTGCTAACGTTACAGAGTTGTACAACGCCGGGGCAGTGTTCGACGCCACTGGGCACACAGAGGCAGCTAATTTGGAGTCTTATTATAGAATTGATGGTAACACTACGCCAACTATTACGGATAGTAAGGGCAATAATAATCTCACAATTCATGACCCCTTCTCAGTATCAAGAATCTATTCTATGAGCGGACAAAATGCCTTTAAAATTGGAGATGGCAAATTCTCAGGTTCTTTGGATGAGTTCAGATATTGGAAAACAGAAAGGTCACCAAAGGAGATAGGGTTAAATTACTTTGATCATGTTGGCGGAGGAACGAACAAGCATGATCCAAATCGACACTTGGGTATATACTATAAGTTTAATGAAGGAATAACAGGCAACAGTGCTATTGATAAGAATGTTCTTGATTATTCTGGTAGAATAACTAATGGAAAATGGGTAGGTTATGCGGCTGGAGTTCGAAACACTGGCTCTGCCATTGTGTTATCAGGCAGAGCAAATAAGGAATTTAAAGATCCGATTGTATACTCTTCTCACCCACAAGTATCTGCCTCTTTGGCTTCTTACAAGACAACAGGAAGTTTTTCTGATCTTAATAGCACAAGTATGATGTATCATCTTCTTCCCTCTTGGCTAATAAGGGAAGATTCTGAAACTAATGAGAATATCAAGTTCTTATACCAAATAATGGCAAGCTATTTCGACACACTACACGCACAGATATCACATGTCAATACAATGAAAGACATTAAATATCACGATGGAACCAAAATAGCTCCAAACTTGCTTGCGAAAGACATATTGAGAGAGCGTGGCTTCGTAATGCCAGATATGTTTGTAGATGCAAATATAGTTGAGAAGTTTAGGAATCGAGATTTCAATGAAATGTATTCTGGTGATATTGAAAAAGTAAAACAACAGATTTATCAAAACATCTATAACAACTTGACGTATATATACAAATCGAAAGGAACCGAAAAGGCTTTTCGAAATTACTTTAGATGCTTTGGGTTTGACACTGAACTTATAAAGTTGAATCTTTATGCTGATAATTCGACGTATTCCTTAAGAGACAATTACGAATTTAAGTCAATAGCAAAGCCGGTTCTGAATCTTAACCACCCTGATAACTTCGCAGGTTCGGTTTACCATAGCTCATCCACCTCTAGGTATACATTCCTAAACGGACAAGAGTCACTGTATAGCTACGGCAAAGCCTTGTATATGAATGATACATTTGCAGAGGATACTTCGTTTACTGGATTTACCAATGGCAACGGATTTACTTTAAGCTTTTGGATGAGAATCGCTGGTGGGGAATTGCCTTTTGGATCGTCAAATAATATATTTTTAGTCAAAGACGCCAACAGCCAGAAGGCTCTTGATGTATATTTCCCAGCCGCCACGAAATATTTGAAGATTAAAGCATTTCATAATGGCGGAGTATCCGGGCCTGAACACACATATGATTTTACTGGTGTTGATGATGGAAGGTGGTATCGATACGTTATAACATACGACGGAGCAACAGACGGCTCTGGTGCTGCGGATAATTTAAAATTATTTGTGAATGGAACTGAGTTCACCGCTGATTCCACAGCGCCTGGCGGCACCAACAAGGCAGCAACTGACTTGGGGACTTGGGACAAATTTCAGATTGGATCAACTGCCACTATTAAGCATTGGATAGATGATGTGTCTATTTGGGATTCTTATTTTGATAATGCAAGTGGAACACCAGAGTATGTTAACCAATTATATAAAATCGATAACATTTTAGCCCACCCATTAGTAGCAGATAATCTTGTCAGTTATTATACTTTTGATAACGTAGCAGATACCACATCAACAATTAAAGATAATAAAGGCACAAACCACCTAACAGTTGACACTCCAGCGAATGTGTCCTACGTCACCAGAGAAGACACCAAACACATACAGAAGGATTTAAAATATTCTGGGCTTACTATGGAATGTGAGTTCATATTGCCAAAGAAGTTAACAAGAGAACAAACAGGACACTTTATAACGCCATTTGCTACCGCTTCGCTTTTTGGATTTCATAGAGCGAATGTGAACAACCCTGCGGATTTAAATTGGCCAACTGATGACTTTTCAATGAGAGCATACGCTATTAGAGACTATGAAGGCAGCGATAGAGTGAGGTTTCACTTATCTTGTTCCATATCAAATCCGAACACCAATGTTCCAACTAATCCTGTGCCTCCTAACGAACAGTTGATGAGTCCATATTTCGCCAATGCTTATGATAATGAAAAATGGCTTTTAGCAGCCAGAGTAAGACATGCAGATCATCCTTTTGTAGGCTCCCTATCAGGAATCAGCAGTAGCGCCGATACCTATATAGTTGATTTTTATGGACTAAGTACTGTTGGTAATGACATCAAAAGAGGGCCATTTCATGTTTCTGGGACTATCAGTTTAAAGTCAACAGGAGAGTCCTTGATTACTTGCGCCAAAAGGCCATATGTTGGCGCCCACATAACAAACTTTACTGGTGATGCTCTTGAGAAGAGTGACGCCAAGATATCTCAATTTAGGTTTTGGCAAAGCTACCTCTCTAATGAAGATGTCAAACAACATGCATATGATGCAACAAGCTACGGAACTACCTATCCTCATAGGAGTGATAATGTTTTTCATGGCTCCGATAAACACACACCACAGATAGATACTTTGGCTATTCATTGGGATTTTGCAACAGTAACTGGTTCTGATTCCAATGGCAAGTTTATTGTCCCAGATAAATCTGCGGAGACAGTGAAGAAAGCATCAGCCAAAATTTCAATACCTATTCCTGAACCGCCAGCTACATGGACATCGGCAGACTTCACAACAACAGGAAAAAAGATATTTCTTCAAGATGTTTTCGGAACAGTACACACCTTTACCACTGATTCGAGCGTTACGACAGTGACTGGTAATACCATTGGAACCTCCGGTGTCACCACTCCAGCATTAGCATTACAGAGGATAGCCTTAACAATCAATGATGCTACTGCTACCACCTCTGGGCTCATAACAGCATCTCCTGCTGATGGTTCTGTTTCAGAGTTTATAACAATAACTCAAATGTGGAATGGCTCTCGGGGCAATCGTGGCAACACTACCAATATTAATGAAGACTCTTTAAGAATTGAGAATTTTTCCGGTGGTGGTACGCACTTATCATATATTGGAGACATTTCCAAAGAAGACAACAGCGGTCAAGCAATTAACTTCATTCAAAGCTCAACAGATGCTGTTGACAAAGAATTCATTTACGCAGCAAAGAAAAGAAATCCAGAGAACGCTATGTCATCAGATGGGGTTCAAATAGTTGGAGAGAAAGAGGAATTTTTCTTTAGAGATGATGATAGAAATGACAATTTTTATATGTTCGAGAAGAGTCCTTATGGCGCTGTTTCCGATGAAATGATAAATATGTTCGCAACAGTTAAAGACTTTAGCAACTTGATGGGTGCGCCTGCCGACAGATACAGATCAAGCTATAAAGAAATGGCAGATTTAAAAACCATTTTCTTTAATAAGGTTAAGAATATCCCAGATCCTGAAAAATATTTTGAATACTTCAAGTGGATAGACGAAGCTGTTTCATACGGCATTCAACAGATGATACCAGCGTCAGCTAAATTCGCACCAGCAGTCAAGAATATTGTTGAAAGTCATATATTGGAAAGAAACAAATTTGTTGAGAAATTTCCTTACATTGGGCAGAAAACCTCAACCGAAGGGACAATGAAGGGTGTAAACTATTTTGCATACAATTGGAAAACCGGACATGCGCCAACGTATCTTGTCGATACAGACGCAGATGGAGATTACGACAGCACCAACATAATAGAAAATAAAAATTGCTTATGGCAAAAACATAGACGGATACTCAATAGCCCTTCTGATCTTTTGAGAGCACAGCTTAAAAAAGTAACTAACCCAAAGCCCATAAAGTTTTACGATATTAAGACATCTCAAGCATATTTTGCAAAAACATATGTTTTGGAAGCAATGTCTCATCCTTATAGGTTTTCCGGAGTATTTAAGAGTACAATCCATGGTGGCATAAACTATTATCAGAATAAAGATAGACTCAACATTCACCACCATGTGCGCCCATTAGGTCCGACAAGTCATTGGTGGGGACAAGACATTCCTAAAAATGTCCTTTTAGTTGGAGAAGGAGAAGGAACCGGCGTAGAGCCAGAGACAGCATGCTTAGACAAGAAGCACCCAAATGAAAAAGAAAAATATAATTTTACAGTTACTTGTGGTGAACATGCTTTAGATTATGGCAATATGCCTGATGGCGATAGTAGTGAATATTTCTATAAGAGAAAGGGCATTAGCACCTATCCAATGAATTTTCATTCTGCCTCCGTTACCAGTGGGTATAACAAAACCATTTCGGAAAATTTTGCAAAGAATGTTGTTGTAACCAATTTACATTCAGATACTGTTGATAGAACAAATGAGATTCCAATGCAAGGGCCGTTTACTGAAACTTGGGTAGGAGGACACCAATCAAGACATGTTAGATTAAATAAGGTAGATACCTCATTAAGAACTGAAGGTGGCACCCAAACCCATCCAGTTGGAAAGGATAGGGCTTATGTGGAAGAAATAGATTTTTGGAATTGGACGCTTTCTAATGCCAACAAGGCTTTGCTGGACGGGCTATTCTTTACTTTAAATGCAACAGATGGCACTGAACACACTTTTGCATTTGATGCATATAATGCGGCATACTCAAAAGGCTTAAAATTAGCAGAAAACAAAATGTATGATTCGAATTTCTCTGGGTACACAAATGGAAATGGATTTACTTTGTCGTGGTGGATGAAAGTACCAGCCACCCATTTGCCAAGAGCAGGTGTTCATGTGCTTTTTGAGTTTAAGAATAATAGTGGGGACACTGCTTTAATCCTTTACTACGGAGACAACAGTAATGTTCTTGAGGCCACAGCGAGGTATTGGAATAATGAGAGGACTACTGCTAAGTTTGTAACTAACCATGGAGATGACAAATGGAGACATTATGTTATAACATTTGACGGAAAAACTTCAGCAGCACATGCATTTAACGATTTCAAGTTATACGTTGATGGCACCGAAGTGTCTTTGGATGGCTCTAGCACTTCAAATGTATCACAGGCAATGGATGCTTCTAACCTGCGTTCTTTTGAAAACTTTGATGAAATTGGAAATACAGATTTAATTTTTTCGCTTGATGATATAGCTGTGTGGGATAAGTGGTTCATTCCTCAACATGTTACTGAATTATATAATAGTTCAAATTATTTTGATATAACAACCCACTCACTAGCTGCTGATTATTTGGTAAGCTACTATAGTTTCGATCATGCAACAGATTCAACATCAAATATCAAAGATAATACTGCGTCTAATAATCATTTAACAATAGCAGATTCATCTAAAGCTTTTTTTGTGGATGGTGGTGCGAAAAAGTCTCTTACTGTTCCCAATGGTATCGCCATCTCTTTAGGCTCTGGTAATTCAATTTTGGAAACCAATATTAAAAATGCTATTGAATCAACAGGAAAATTTGGAGTCGCACCGCATGTTGGAAACCCATCAGGCGATTACAATAAGTTTATAATAACCCAGGCAATTCCTGGGACAAAAGGAAATAACACAGGCGCAAGGCCTTGGGGTAATTCATATTTTCCTTATTCTGCAACTTGGACATTTGCAAATGGAACAGATAAATACAAAAATTTAGATGATATGTACTCTCGCCCTGAAGCATGGAGATTGCTGGTGGGGGAGCATACGGGCTCCGGTGCTGCTGATGGTGCTATTGGTTTTGCTCCTGCTGATTATGGTGTAGATATCAGAACACTCAGGTACCCAGACAACTGGAAGAAAAAAGCAACAAGATATAGAGAGGAGCATGCCAAACGCCCCGTTAATGTAAAGAATATACCGCATGATAAGGTTGGCAATAGGGTTGGGAATTACCACAAGAGATATGAGTATATTTCCGTTGCCGCTGGTAAAAAGGAAATGAATCTCTATCATAGAACCAACTCTGATATATTGAATTATATTCCATTGTCGATTAATTCGCAAAGCAATTTGTGGGCGACAACCAATGTTATGACGATGATAGGACAAACTCCATATTTGTCTGGTAACTATTATGGCGCCTTCAGTAACCGCTCCCCCGATGGACAGGTGGTTGATACTCTTGGTAGGGGAATGTATTTAAACCAAACTCTCTTGGCAGACAGCAGCTTCTCTGGATTCACGGCTCAGAATGGCTGGACTATAGGCTTATGGTTAAAAATTCCATCTGGTGAATTACCTGGTAGTCTTGCCGATGTTGATTTGTTTTCTATAGATGATGCTGGTGGAAGTGATGTTATTGACATTTATTGGCCAAGTGCTGCCAACGAACTTCACGTCAAGACAACCTACAGCGATGGAACATCTGTTCGGATGGGCTTTTCGGCGCAACATGACGATGACACATGGAGGCACTACGTGTTTACTCACAATGGAGGAGCAACATGGGACGGTTCCGGAACAGGTGCCTCCGCCGCAACCATAAAGCTTTATGTTGACGGAGAAGAACAAACATCAGTATACTTGTCCAGCAATATAACAGAAAATAAGCACAAATCTCATATCAATGCAGCAGCACAACTTGATAAGATTGGAGACACTGACTTTAGAATTTATATAGATGATGTCACAATATGGGATAAGGATTTCGATCTTGGTGAAGTAAGAGAGTTATATAATGACGGCAAAATAAGATATACCATTAGTAATCATAGTGAATACAATACATATTGTGTTAGTTACTATTCTTTCGATAATGTCAGTGATTCAATAGAGGCGGTAATAGACAATAAGGGTTCTAACAACTTATTGTCTGCTGATCCTAGTAAATCTAGCATTGTGGATGGGAAAATGAGTATAACCCCCACTCTTTATGCTAAAGATGTTGTTTTGACTTTGCCAAGTGGCTCATTTAGAGACTCAACACAGAAGAACGAAACTGTATTTACAACTCGATTCTCCGCACCAGGCGGTCCGGAAATCCAAACCCGTGGCTACCTTGATGCATTCTCTGGAGAGTATTCTCCATACAATGCAATCCCATACAGAAACCTTAGCGTTAGAGGCGCAGGAAGCGGTGAAAATGGCACGATTAGAGTTAATAGCCACCTAGGTAAGCGTGAAGGCTTAAAGACGCTTTTAACACGGTATACGGGGCACGGAGGAAGAGATTCTGAATATGGTTATGACATTGTTACAAGTTTTTCCCGAGGAGCACCGATAGAAGAGGCTGTAAAGCTGATGCCTTCATATAAGTGGAATGATGCCTTGTTGTTTGATTATCCAAAATCACAAGCCATAAAGATTACCAATACAAGCGTTCATTGCGAAACATACTCGGTAAATGCATCTGGTGATGATGGAATAACAATCTCTTGGTGGATGAAGATGGATCCTAGTGTTCTAACCGTGTCAGTTCAGAAATTGTTCAATCTTTATAACGGAGATGATAGCCTTGAAGTTGGCTACGCGGCGTTTAACACCAATACAAGCGAGTTGTCAATATATATATATTATCATGATCAGAAGTATGTCAAGACTAGTTTTGCTCTTAACCTTGATGGTTCAACATATAAACATTATGTTTTTACTTTTGATGGGGCTTTTGAAGTAGCTGGTGGGGATGTGCAAAATCCAAATGATGTAAAATTCTATTTATATGAAGATGGGGCTTCATTAGTTAGGGCGTCAAACATGGTGATGAGTGCCGGTGGGGATTGGACTAAAACCAATAGTAATTTGGAAGCATGGTTCAGTGCAAACCCTTCTAGTTTGGATGAGGTTCGTATCAATTCAATAAATAACTTGACGGTATATGTTGATGATGTTGCGATATGGCATAAGTATTTTACACAATCAAGTGTTGATGAACTTCTGAAGTTTCACTTACGTAATCAATATTATGATTTAACAAAACACTCAGTTGGTAGTCCGTTAAGTTGGTGGACATTTGATCATCCTTCGGATACTGCTTCGGTATTTTATGATAGTGTTTCATCTAATAATTTAACAGCACAGGTACCATCTAGTGTCGCTATTGATTATTTTGGCGGAGCCAGAAAGAGAGTATTGAAAACTGATCCTTCATTTTCCATATCTTGTTGGATAAATATTAATAGCGTAGCAGAAGCTGTGTATCCAATAATATCTATGGATAGCGATGGTACTATTTTAACTGTTATGAATGGCGGAAAGGTGTCATTTACAACAGAGTGGTCAACAACTGATCCTATGACTCGGATAACAGCAGATGGTATCATTTCTATAAATAAATGGCACCACATTATTTTAACTTATGATCCATCTTCCACATCAAATAATCCTATTTTGTATGTAGATGGTATAGAGATATCCTGGAGTACAACCATTGGTACTGTTGGGGGCTCAGAAATTTATCAAGGATTTAATAATGAGTTCGGTGAGCAGCATGCTTGGATAGGAACTACGAGTGTCGGTTTGGGCGGGTTTTTTGATGGCTACATTGATGAAATGGCAATATTTAACAGATCTTTAACGCTAGCAGAAGTTGTTATGATAGAGGGCAATGGGCGAAAGAAAAGCCTCACTAACCTTGGGCTCAATTCTGATTTAGCTGCTTGGTATGGCATGGGAGATAGTACTGATAACAGATACAAGCGAATAGATGGAAATACAATAATCTATGATATGTCAAAACACAACAGACACTCTGAGAGCGGTTTATCGTTGAAGATGTCAATATTGAATGAGGATTATCCAAATTTTCACAAATACCATAGAAACACCAGCTATAGAGCAAGTGACAAGCACACCCAAGATGATCCAGATTTGGTTGTGCGACATGATAACGCTTTCGTTGGAAGCACATTACCAAGAAGCGATTTCCAGTATAGCTGGATTGATAAAACCATTGGGCATGATTATGGGATAAGAAGCGGAAAGCAAAATATATTTGGATATGCACCCAAGAATGGCGAAATTGTTGTGGACCAAAAAGCTGATGAATATGCCTACTTCAATGGCACTGATAGTTATATTAATTTTGGAACAGGGGCAACATGGGATGGAATAATAGGAAATGGATCCGGGACTGGTACATCAAAAATGACATTTTCTGTTTGGATAAATAATCTAGGCACAGGTGATCAACGTATTCTTGATTTCGGATATGGAGATGTGTCGCTTTATATTGAAGACGATAATAGAATTGTATTTCTTACGAAATGGGTTAACACCTCCGGTAAGGTATATTGGAAAACAGACATTAATGCTATTAATCTCAGGGAGTGGGTACACCTTGTTTTGCAATATGATGCCTCATCATCATCCAATAAGCCATCCTTATATATCAACGGGGTAGGTGTCGTGTTAGCAGAATCAGGAACAGCCCCAACAGGCGCTTGGTATAGTATAGTGTCACAACATGCATCTATAGGAGCACAGATTGATACCGCTGAAAATGCGTTCGATGGTTTTCATGGGAAAATAGACAACCTCACTATATACAGTTCTGCTCTAACGGCTAGACAAGCTTTTAAAATTTATAAGAGAGGTAGAAAAGGCTCACCATTAAGCATAAGTTCGTTGGAATTGTGGTATATGATGGGAGCAGGAAGGTTGACACAAGAGTACAGCCCAACTGACGATACAGAAACCAATTTTTATGATTTATCAGGAAACAGCAGAAATTCAACAACTGTGAATAAAGTGGATTTGATAAAAAGCATAACACACTCAGTAAAGCCGGCTATAGTGTTTCCAGCCATCTCAACTGTTGCTGGGAAAAAGAAAGAATAGGAGTAAAAATGTCAAATTATTATTTAGATTTTGTAGGCTTAAACACGTTAATATACGAATCGTGTGGGTATGATGTAAAAAACCAAACTCATGTTTATCCAATTACCGGTTCGCCAACTGCAAGTTACACTTTAAGGCAAGTCGAAAAACAGAGGAGCAACCATTTTGTCGCCCAGAATTATATGGGAGCGCTTGAAAATCCACCTGTTGAACAAAATATTAGAATATATGGCGGCGTGGACAATGAAGAGCTTGTATATTCACTTGATCTTCCAGCTTATCCGGAATACATTTGGGCCCGGGCAAGTCTGGAGCGATATAAGAACCATTCGTTTTCTCACGAATTGCCTAGCACGGCTTCTTTCTTTAATGCTTTGATGATTCATCGAAATGGGCCATATGGGTGGCCAGGATTCAAAGGAATAAAAAATGGTGAAAATCCACTAATAAGAAAACAAAGAAAGAATAACCTTTTCACAATTTTAAAAAATCCACAAAACATTGTTGTTAGAATGGACGGACTCAGATCAGTATTGCCTTTGAAATATGCTGGTATTAGGCTTTTTGACGAACCTAGTGTCGTTTCTTGTTATAAGCCGTTTGAGGCAGATTTGGGAAAAATCTCAATAAGAAAAGGTAGAACTTTGGATATCCCCAAAGAGATTCTCAAAAATTTACCATCCAAGAAATTTTCTTCTGTTAAGGAAGCTGCGATGAAATCTGGACTCACGATTGAAAGACATACAATGTATGCAACCCTTGGAAATGAAATTAACTATTTTACAAATGATGAAGTAAATGTAATTGCCGAAGTAGAAGAACCAGAAAGAAGCGATGACTATGAAGATTTAACAAGCATGTATTTAGATGGAGGGTTAGATAGCTATAAGAGTCCATTTAATATTTTTGGGCATTGTAGTTTTTCTCAAACAATCTATCCACCTGAAAAATATACATACAAGTCGTACACAAGACAAAGAACAAACTTTTCATTTAATTGGAGAGACAACGCAACAGATAGATCACAGCATTGGCTGGTGCCTGGGTTTTCCCAATTGAATTGCATCCCTCCTCTTAAAAGGAGTATATGGCCATTGGATGTTGATCCTAATTGGCACACAGCGGACTGGAGACAAACCTTGGGAGACGAGACATACCCAGAGTTGGGTAACAATCATAAGCAGATTGGCGAAACACCACATTACTTAGGAAGGTATCTTGGCTTTACTACTGGGTCAAGATGGACGAACTTAGGGTCGCTTACTAATTCAAAATATAAATATTTTAATACTGCTTCGTTTGGCACATTATGGAATCCATATTCACAGTTTTATGAAAATCTTCAAAAATATATACAAGAGGAATATCATCAACACTACCATCACCTTAGAACATATAATCCCGATACCGATACATGGAATGCAACGCAAAATAGTTTCCATCACGATACTAGTATTTATTTGAGGCCGGCAGCTTTATATTCTCGGAGGCATTGCCAAACAACTACTGGCTCCATATCAAATCCATCTGGGATGTTTGAATTATCTCAAAGGCTAAGTGGTAACGTTATACCAAGGTATTATAATTTTCAAGGCGAAGCTGCCTGGGATGCGCCATTGGCTCGTGGTCGAGGACCCTTTACTGATAACTATGATATCACTGCTAAAGATATAAGAAACCTCGGCAAAGATCATACAATTATACCAGAATTCACAATAAGTGATTTTGTTCCATTTTATATGTCCAACTCTGTTGGTGCTTCAAATTATAGATTTTTAAATATTAATGGCGGACGCAAAGACATCAGTGACAGCACCACAAAAGAGTTTTATGAAGTTTATTCTAATACTGATTTTTTGAAAAACTTTGATGTTGTGCTTGAAGATCATGAAGACTTGGTAGAGCCATCTCAAATTAAACTCTCTTGTAATATTATAAGTAAGTTTGTTCCATACGATGGGTTCTACCCAGTACAAAGAAGTGTAGAGTTGGCACAGCAATTTTATAAAAGCTATAGAAATAATACCAAATTAAGTGCCCACCTTATACCAACAGGTTCAGATTTTTTTGGCAATGAGATAGATACAAGCAATTTTAGAGAAATAAATTTTCAAAGCTTGCTATCGCCGTTGTTCGCGCCTGGGGTTCTATTCAACACCATCAAGAGCGGCGTGGCGTGTGATTATCCTGTTTTGACTGGTTCTTATCGAAGATTTCAATCATCTGGTTCTTTGGGTGGAACAACCCCGTATGAGGATGAAAATGACGGCGCTGAGACATACGAATACCCAAGTTATGGAGCCCAGTGGTCAATCAGCGAGCAGCTTAATAAGCGAATTCCATTTGAGGCTTTAGTAGAGCCATCTAAGTATTTGGCAAATACAGAGTTGCCATGCATGGAGCCTCACCCAAGTGGTAACCATTCTGGATCTTGTACATGGGATGGCGGAGGAGATAGCTTATATACCAAAATGGCAAACAACTTTTTAGCCGAGGTACCAAATTTCTTTTTAAAAAATCAATCAATGACACATATTGCAAGTTTACCAGAAAAACATCCTGGGTTTGGGGTGGCGATAAAGGATAAAAAATATGCTATGAGAATAAAGATGTATCGTTCTATGAATCGAGCACCAATACGGTACGCAAAAGACTCCAATGATCTTAAAAAGTTTTTGGTACCTCAAGATGTTATTTCTACTGTTGCTGATACATCAACTCCCACTCTTCATGAAACTATAACAATGTACTCAAGACCATCAGCATTTGGCCCGCCCACAATGGGAATTACGGGCTTTGGATCAATGCCGGCATCCGATAATCCTCCAAACATTGGGGGTTGGAGAACCGATAGGTCTCCTGCTTCGCAAGCTTTTGTAACGGCTTCTTGGAGTGGTGAGATAAAGGAAATGGAATTCTTTGTCCAAATGGATTCGTCAAATGGGTATAATTTCCCATATACTCCTCCATATTATCATGGTCAGGCATGGATGGATGTTTATTTTACCGCACCAGAAACAAAAAAGTTCTCAGTAGCAGAGATATTGGCTAATGTAACTTATGAACAGTCAAGATTTATACCAGATATTTATCATGATCATTATTCAACAACCACTCTACAGCACAATGTCGCAACAGCTAGTATTGGACCACAAGCTTTTCCATACATTAATAGAAACGCACTACAGCTTACTGCTTCTTTAAACGCCTTCTCCATTGGTACAAAGAAGCAGTATACTGATGGCACTGAAGGAGATAGAAATAATCAGTGGATTATACAAACCAAATTCGAAACACCAATATTAAATTTTAATCATTATAGAGATACCAATGGAAACCACCCAGGGATGACTCTCCCAGAAGAGCCCGGCACCACGGTAAAATATGCACAACAATTAGCACCCAGAGGCATGTGGCACCAATATGGTAAAATCCCAACAGGTAGAACGGGAATTTTCTTAAAAGTCGAAGATATTAACCCTGGGTATTTCATTAATTATAAGGATGAATCCGCAGCGACTGCTAATTCGTATGGCTCTTTGGCTTCATTGTGTGGTTTCAATACTAATGCCAAGAAGCTGGGACAAATTACAAATTCTAAAAAATTCTATGAAGGAGTTGTCGCAATACCATTTATTGAGACAAGCAAAGGGAAGAAATTTTTTAGACTTGGGGACACTAAGGAAGAAGGCAGGAACATTGTTGAGATGGGAAAAAGAATACTTGAGGGTAAATCTACCGAAAGAGGCGAGGCGATAGGTATTCCGCGTCCAGGAAAACTAGTGTTGAGTATGATAAGAAAAATGCAGCGGTTTGTAATACCACCACAGATGGACTTTGTTAAATATCCCGATACGGTGGATCCATTTTTGATGTATATCTTTTCATTTAGTTTCGAATTTTCTCAAACAGATTTGCAGGATATATGGCAAGGTATATTGCCCGAATCTGCCTTATCTCATGAAAAAGCAACAAGCACCATAAAGCACCCTTTGTTAAGGACACTCATGTTAAATCAGGGTGACATAAAAAAGGAAAAGCTTAGGTGGATGGTTTTTAAAATTAAACAAAGGGCAGAAACCAGATATTCTGATCAGCTTTTTCAAAAGTATGGCGAACTCAGAAGAGCAAACACAATACAGTCTATTATTGCAGATGTATCAGATCTAAACCCAGATCCTAATTCTAGTGATGAAGTGGATCCAGAAATCACTTACAACTGGCCATACGATTTCTTTTCTATGATAGAACTAGTTAAAATGGATACAAAAATTAAATTTGCGGATAAAGATATCGAAGCAGATGAGGACGAAGAAGATAGCGTTATTGTCGGCAGTATTGACAATATAAAAGAAATCGTGGAAAAGATAAATGACATTTTTCAATAAAAAAGAAGAAGTTATGAAAATTGAGTTAACTCCATATGGGAGGTATTTGCTGTCTATTGGAAAATTAAAACCTCATCATTATAAATTTCTTGATGATAATATAATATATGATTCTAAAAACATGAGTTCAACATCTGGTGAACAACAAAGCAACACCCACATAAGAGTAACTGAAAAAACCCCTTTATTAAAATCTAACCCGAATATAACTGGTGCTGAGACTAATGTTCGAAAATTTGAATCTCAAAGTGCCATGATGTCCGATATTCGGAAAATAACAATAGACGATGTTATACATTCAAGTATTAATACCGTTGGTACAAATGATTATAAATCTGAAAATGCACCACATTATAAAGTTGATTTATTTAGGGGCAACCTTAAAAAATCTAAAACAAAGAAGCACTACACAACAGCCACTGTTGCCACTGCCCCGATACCACAATTGGCATTAGTAATAAATATAACAGCCAGTATAAATTCCAATATTGATCCAGAGCTTGTCCCCGATATATTGGAACATAAGGAAAGTTTTACTTCAAATACGTATGCTGATGGTACGTTTTTCACTTTTTCGTATGAAAACCCAATAATTCGGGTAAAAGAGTTAAATGGCTTTGATGAAAGTGATAATTTTTCAATAACGGCATTTAAAGTGTATGAACTCCCTCAGCATAATGACTTCACTGTTTATGAAAAATTAAATTTTCCAACCAAAGAGGTTAAAATTAAAGATGGCATCTTGCTAGATGTGAATGAGGGAAGCATATTTGAAGGCGAAGAAGAGCCTCAAATTACCCCGATTGGAGGATACCCGGTGAATCACATAGGGCACTTTTTAAAACTAACAACAGATATGCAAATTCCGCAAGAAGAAATTTGTGCAACCATAGGAGATCTTAAAATTAAAAATATATTTTTGGATGAAAAGCTTGATTGCCCAGATGAAGAAGAGTTTGAGGACTTCGACATATATGCCTCCAGAGTTAAACCAGAAGATTTGGAGGATTGCGATTAATGATTCGTGGCTTAATAAATAAGAAAAATTTACCAAATGTATATTTTAATAAAATATCCGTAACTGAAAACGACAGATATTTTAAAATTCAAGCAAAAGTATGTCTTTTGGATAATGATCGCCCGAAGGGTTTACGGGCATCCTGGGCAAAAAATAACACACATATCAACAATTTGTTGAAAATAAAGTGCTCCGTTGTTTTTGAGAAAGAAGACGCGAAATTATCAGATAGAAGAATTACTATTAATAAATTGAATGGTGGCAAAATATTAATTCCAATTCCACTTCGTAAAAGTCCGTGGTTTATAGGTAAATCTAAAAGTGTGAAAAAGCGAAATTCTATTTATTTGTCTAAGAATATGAATAATAAATATGTTTATGAATATGAGTTTAAATTTTCTATTCCTAAAGAACATAAAAATGAAATTAAAAATATGGCGCTATATGCTTTCACTTATACGTCAATGGAAGATTATAATAAAAAGCATGGGACTTCTTTTAATAATGCAAAAAGGAATTCTCTTCGTGGTAGCTTGTCTGGGGAATGGATTATAAAAAAAGGCGAGATATCTAAAAGAACTAATGAATTTAGAATAAAAGATTCTGATGATATTTGGGCAGGCCCAATTCATAGGCACAACAACACTTGGATGGCAGGTAGTTTTCATACTTCAAAGTCGCACCCTGTGTTAGATTTGGTACGAGTTGACAATCATAAATTAATTTATAATGATTTATCTCCAAAGGCATTTGCTAAAAAGCGAAAGCCAAGATTGGTTCCTTCTCGCAAACCGCAGAAGGAAAAACAGAAGCCAAAAGCCCTTTATGAATATGGACTTACACCAGACGCAGAAGAGAATATTCAAGGAATATTTTTAGTTGATTTAGGAAATTTGGCAATCGGAAAAACCAGATTTGGAGATAAAATCCATGAAGCCGACCCAAAGCTACATTCAGAAATTTCAGATACTTTAGAAATAAGCAATATTTCAATTTCTAGATTTAAGGTGCCTAAAAAATTGATGTCTAAAAATGCAATTAATTTAAAATTAAAAAATAAAAAGAAACATCGAAAAATTAATAAAAAAACTGAAAAAAGAATTCCATCAAAAAGAAATTTGCAAAAAGCAATACACCTTCTTAAGCCAAAAGAATTAATAAGTGTGCCCGATTTGCAGAAAAAAGCCTTTTTTAGACAAGGACTAACCATAGAAGAAGAAGGAGCACTTGACGGAGATAAAGAAAAAATAATCACGATAGAAGAAGTAAAATCAGGACTGGACAATAGAATAAAAACAATTCAGTTTTCAGATCATGAATTGAAAAATCTAACACAAGGTGAATATGGGTATATTGTCGATATAGAGGTAAAAGATAAGTATAAACAATATGTTAGAAATATTTTGGCAAGGTTATCTTCTTTTCATGAAAACATAAGATATTTTAATAAGCGTATATCAGCCAATAAAATGGTTGATAAGCGAAGTGCAAAAATTAAACCTAAATTTATTAAAAACTTTTTAAAAGAACACGGAGTCAAAAAAAGTGTTGACAATTCTCGTATTATTTCTAAAAGTGCCACAAATGCGGGGCTATCAAACAGTTTTATAATAAGAGGCATAGAAGCGGCTAAAGATGCTTGTGGAATTTTAAATATAAATTTTGATGAAAAGATGTTTTTAAATAAAATAAATCCTTCCACGTGTACAATGGAAAGTTTGCAAATGGCTTCCAAAAAAGTTTCTTTAATAATTAAAATGATTGAAAAAAGATATGCAATAAAATATTCAAACTTTGGTTCTAAAAATTCAGTTGGCTCTCGAAGACCAAAAACCAAGATTACCTTAAAGCTTAAGAAGGTTCTTTCAAAAACTTATATCAAAAGACCAACTGCTAGAATAAAATATAATTTTATTAAATTTTCAAAAAAGAGTCCCCTAAAGGTAAAGAAGTCTGATTTTATTAAGAGGGCGAATAGGGAGGTATCAAAATATTTTAAACAAAAACCAAGCACCAACTTAAAAGACTTAAAATCACTAGATTCAAATAGTATAGGCCAAATGACAAATATAGAAAAAAATAAATATTTAAATTTCACACCAGAAGAGATAAATGTCGGAAGTATCAAAATAGATACAAGCTCCCTAGCAGAAGCTGCAAAAAATAATGATTTATTTAATTTGTTGAAAGTAGCAAAAACTATAAATGAAATTCCCGATGGGCATATGGATATACCTATTAACATGGCGGTAGTAAGAACTGCTTTAAAAAACAATAACCTTATTGATGCATCTGCGTATTTAGGTGGCAAAAGCGCTGCTGTTAAGAACTTATCAAAAATTATAAAATCAAAACCACACGAAATGCTTAAAAACAAAGAGTCTTTAAATGAAATAGCTATGGCTTTTCATTCTAAAAGGGCAATGAGTAAACAAGAAATCTCAATGATAGATTTTAGTAAAAAGGAAAATGTGTTTTCTCAGTCAATAAAAAACAAAACTCTAAATCCTTCTGAAATACCATTGCAAATAAGATCATTAATTTTATCTAGATCAGCAGCAGTTAAAAACAATATTTTAGAAAATAAAATAGATATCTTTTCAAACCCCTTAACTTCTGAAATGGCACATCAAAATTTTTCAAATATTAAGAAGGTTCAATTCTTTAAAGGTTTTTTAAAGAATCGAGATGGGCTGTACGATTTATCAAAACCTGTATTTGTGGATTTGGATGATGCTGGGTATAATTCGATAAAAGGCTCCTCCAAGCTTTGCAGAATGGTGGATGTTAGTAATAATTTGTTTACTAAATCTAGCAACAAAGAGGTTGATTCTGCTGGTGAAATTTTCATGCTCGAAGAAGACAAAGAGCCTTTGGCAAGAAAACCACCAGAAAATATAAACGCAGATAGGAAAAAGCGAGCATTGCTGAATAGAAACAAAAATTCTCAAGCCCTTCTTGATTCTTCTGAGAATAGAGCGCAAATGCTATCTAGGGGAATAGTTATAGAAAATTATATAGGTTATAACAGAATGTTGAATCCGTTTAAAAGTAAAAGTAAAAAGTCGAAAAAGCCCGTAGCAACCAAAGGTAAATTGGTTTCTAGGAGGGATTCAAAAACAAAAACAATCCCAACAACAAGGAGGATGAAAGGTGTCTATTAATATTTCCATGAAGAACGCAACACCGTTAAGCCTCAAAGAATACATTAAAAATCACGCAATTCTTATAAAAAAGCCAAATGGTGAAGAAATGATGACGCCTGGTGAGGCTAATGGAAAAATAAAACATATTTTATTAAAGCCCCAAACCATAGTGCCGTCGAATACAGCGGACACAGAATTGCAACAAACGATACGAATAGCAGCAGGACCTGATGGCCAGGATGAATTGGGAAATGATCAATGGGCAAATATTATAGCCAACTTGTTTAAGACAGAGCAAGTTTCATACCATCAAGCCGGGATGATGTTGGAGGAAGATCAACAAACAGTCATAAGTGCAGGTAATACCTTGTTTGGTGGATCACACAGTTTTTATCATTTTAGATTAAAAGAGTATGAAAATCTATCACGAACAACCCCAGAAACAAGCTTGCCTAGCTATTTGGAAGGGCAGTATTTTGAAATGTTTCAAACACTGACTCATGCAAAAAGACTTTTTTACCGTGGCCCCGGCAATACCGGACAGTTTTCGTATCCCCGGCCTGTCATGGTTGAACAATACGACTCTTGTAATACAACTTTACACTTATTTAGTCCGCAATTATTTAAGACAAATACCTTTGGTTATAATTCCGCAGGGCTTTATAATATCAATAAGAATTATTTCTATAGATACGTAACGGATGGCGTGACTCTTGGAACGACAGACGCTAGAAAAAAAGAAAATGTTTTTGTAATGTTTCCGATGCCATCAAACTCTCAGGCTGCATATTCTAAAATGCTACATGTGCCATTTTTTAATATCATAGAAATTCAACAAGTTGCTACGCCTATATGGATGTCCCCATCTGGGCCAATAAAGGGAGATAAATTTAGAGAATTATTTTCATCAATGGAATGGCAAGAACTGTTGATGTCTATGTTAAAAAATAATTTAACCGACTCTATCCAATTAAGAACAACAGGAGATTCAAATAATACTCAATTTAATGATGTAGTAACATACCCTGCTGTTGATTTCTACGAGGCATTAGCAGAAATTGAACCAGATGATATAGATGCCCCAGACGAATTATTTTTATATGATGATAATTTTTCAATGTTAGATAGTGGGGTGATGAATCACCAAGATTGGATTGCAAAGTTGGTTGCCCTTAAGGGTGGCTGTTTACCTTTAGATGAAGACATGTTGTTTGATTTTGAAACACTATTTTCTAAGGATTTTAATTGTTATACGGAGGTAGTTGCATTTCGTGTCATACGTACTGGTGCGAACAATTCAAGGCAAGCGTTTTATTTTCTTAATCACGACTCTATGATAAATTTCTTCGATACCCAGGTACAATTTAAGACTTCATATAATTATCGTGTTTCTTTATATTTGTTAATTTATGGCATGCAGATTGGCTTTAAGGACAGACTTGTTACAAAAACTAATGAAGATGGCGATATAGCGTGGTTTGACATGGAAACAGGCGCCGAAGATCACAACGCAACGGTGATTGATCCTGGGCAGTATGGCCCATATCAGGCACAAGCAACATTGAGTGTGACGCCGGATATCAAAATTATACCTATTGACATTTATCAAAAACAATTAAAAATTGTTGAGCCACCACCTGTTGAGCCTATGGTAAGATTTCAAAATGTTTCAACAGAAAAGAATAAAATAAAAATATCTATTGAAGATCCTATTGATATTAATGTTTTTAAAAACGACTTAAAGCCTTTAATTACTTTTGAGGCTTCGGAGCAAACATACTACGAAGATTTAAAAAGATATTGCTATACTCCTAATATATATTCATCTTTTGTCGCGTCAGATTCAGTATTCGAAGTTTTTAGGATGGAAGAAAAACCAACATCGATTATAGACTTTTCAGACTATGCATATGATGTTATTGAATCTAGCGAGGTTGATGGCTTTGGGGATAGAGATAGGTTGGCAACAATGTTTGATTTTTTGGTACATCAGAAAAAATATTACTATTTATTTAGGACAAGGACACATAACGGAAATGTATCAAATCCATCTCCGATATATGTTGTGGAAAAGTTTCAAGATGCTGATGAGACAATTTTAAAAGTTGAAACTATGGAAATAGAAGCACCAAAAGACTATTCAATGGATATGGATTTTAGGAGGTTTTTGAAAATAGAAATAAACGACAGACACTTAGTTGTCGGACAGGATACATATGAAAAACCTCTTTCGGCAAAAAGTAATATAGACAATATTAGTATTGGCGAACTTGACGAAGAAGGCATAATTGATCAAATTTGGAAATATAACGGACAAATGGGACATAAATATATCAAATTGAGACTTGAGTCCAAGAACACTGGTAAAAAGATAGATTTAAATTTATATTTTAAAATTAAAAAGCCTCCTCTGCCGCCATAAATGTGTTTTATGACATTTTTTAAAAGTAAAAAAACAAAAAAAGAAGTATTTATTATATAAAAAGGAGTAAATAAATGGGATTTCAAGATAATAGTGGTGATATTGTATTTGATGTCATTTTGACAGATGAAGGCAGAAGACAATTAGCAAACGGCACCTTCAATATCACAAAGTTTAAGTTGAGCGATGATGAAATAAATTATGCTTTATTTGATACTACAACTGGTTCTGCTTATCAGGATTTACAAATCATCCAAACACCAGTGTTTGAATCCTTTTCAAACAACACATCAAACATGAGTTCGTTTTTGGTTAGCTACCCCAACAACAACTTACTATACCTCCCAGTTTTAAAATTGAACGAACAGAGAGGCAATGGAGACTCAGCTATGCATAGCAAGGGAACCTTTATGGTTTCTGTAGATCAAGATACTGAGGGCGGCGTGAATGGTACAGATGACAAAGGAGTTACCACAAACAATCAAGGCGGTGATAAAGTTAATGGATTCTTGTTTGGGTTTGATGTTGCAAACAACAAGTCTGGGTTTATTAGGGTAGATGCCGGAATTGATAATGTGGCTCTCCCTCCAAACTTGGGCCCGCTTACGGGAGGCTTAGCAGAAAGAGAATATTTAATAGAGATTGATAACAGGCTTGGCATAATTACAAACAGGAATGGTGTTGATCAGAGCCCAATTACTGCCTCCCCTGATGATGATAATATGCAAATTTATTCGTTTACGGTAAACCCATCAGCGACAAATAGACAGGCTACTATGGTACTGAGAAACCGCTCAACTCAGCCACATCAGAATAGTCAAGTTATTGACGGCAGACGATCTTCTTTTTTGAATTTCAAAATCAGAGCGCAACCTGCTCTGGCACAATCTGACTATCTTTTTAACCGGTTGGGAGGGACAACAACAATGCTAAATAACGCAGCCTCGCCTGGAGCCCAGCAGACTGTAAGATACATTGACACTTTGGTAAAAATAACGGGCGTCAGGACAGGATACTCAGTAGATATTCCTGTACGATTTGTAAAAATATATTAATTAATGGAGAAATATAATGGCTAAAGGAAGTGAAAAGGTAATATCCCCCACGGACAAAATAACAACTAAAACCCTACTACATGAGGCAATCCCACTAACAGGGACAATTGTCTCAGGAACATATGGGGGCAACAATATCAAAAATTATGCTCACGGCATGTTCCAGTCGGTATTCGATTATCCGTATTTAAGTTCATCATCAAATCATGTTTTTGATATCACAATAGGGTATTCAGCGCAATCGGCACTGAGTAGATCATCAAATAGACAAAATGCTAAAAAGATAAATATTTACAATCAAATGGCGCAAGTTCTTTATGGATTTCAGTTTGATGGAAATACAGATGCGCCATCTATTAGAAGATTTGATGCCGATGGCGATTTAGTTGGAACCACGGCAGACAAGATGAATGAGTGCTATTTTATAACTTTTTCTCGGCTTCTTGTAAAAGATGAGATTAAAAAAGGATCCTTTAACATAGTATTGGGCGTGGGGTCTGGTTCTGTAGATGCCAGCCCTGTTGACAGGCGGCCGTTTAATTCAAAACATTCGTCTCATAATGCTTCTATTAATATTGCTGATACTGATGCTGAGAACTCGTTTAAAATCAATTCTCCTGTTGGTGAATACGGAATATTGTATGCCACAAAGCATGCTGGTCAAACTCCTTATGAGGATGTTGTTGAATCCACTGGATTAAAAGACAATAAAGTCGGTTTGATATTTTATCAAGCAGGCGTCATGGTTCTTACTTCTAGTGTTTTCTTGGGAAAGATAGCTGCAAATGGTGGCATCTTGGATAAAGATGCATATGATAATGTTGGTACTAATGATTTGGGCTATCATCCTATAGTTCATCCGATGTTTAAAACTGGACCAAACTCTCACGGCCAGAATCACAAAGACGGCACAACAGTTCTTAACTCGTTTGCATCAGGCTCTATTAGTGGTTCGTGCGATGGCTTGAGAGCAAGAATAATGGACGTTTCGTTTAACAATACAATTGAGTTGAATTCTTCGATTTATTTCTGTCGTGTTGAACATAGCGAGTTTAACTATTCTTCCAATCCAACTTATTTGACATCAAGTCAAATAAGAGTTAAAGAACAAGCAACAGATACACCAGTAGCTTACATTACAGGAGTTGGTTTGTATGATTCAAATGATAATCTTATGGCGGTTGGTAAGCTATCAGAACCACTAAGAAAAGACCCTACAATTGAATATACGCTGAGAGCCAGACTAGATTATTAATGTCAAAGAAATTATTCAAAGAGAATGATATTTTTATCAGTAGAGTAAAAATGCATCCTGCTTGTTCTTTCTATATTCAAAATCAGAATGTTTACATAAATAAGAAAGTTGACGCTCCGATAACTGTACATAAAAAAGGAAACAGTCATATGACTATGTATGGCGATACGTATAAGAATACGTTAAGCGGAAGCATTAGTCTTTATGAGCTTAATATCAATAGACCATCGAGTAGCATGGCATACCCATTCATAATAGAGGATGGTTTTCAGTATGCCTTCAAAACAGGAATGGATTTTATGACTGGAGACACATATGATCTCTCGCCTCCGAACACTCAACAAACTGCTAAACAAACTTATCCATTAACTGCAAGCATAACAAGAATGTTTATCAGTAAGACTACTGCTAGTCCTTATGAAGGTTTTGATTGGGATGACAATGAACCCGAACAAAGTCATAGGATAGCAGCGCTTCACACTGCTGGTAGAAAATATTCCAGACTGAGCAAAAGGTTTTTGTGGACAAGGGGCATCATATCGGGTAGCACTAACCTCATTGATGTTCCGTCTATCTTCTATGGTTCTGCAATCAAAAGGGGCTCTGTTAATCTGAAGTATTATGTCACAGGTTCCCTTTTGTCATCTGCGAGGGATGAAAACGAAAATGGTGAACTCATATGTGACTATGGAGTTTTGTCTGGTAGTGTTATCGGCTTGGTGTACTATACTGAAGGTATTTTCGCATTCCCACAGACTTCAGTGTCTTCGAGTTCTGGTTATAATTCTAAAGCACATTTCACATCTTCATGGTTTCATGGCAGCACCAACCTTGTTGACGGCACCGACAATGCTCCAATTGATTATGATGAACATCAGGGTGGCGGTGCCGGTTATGATAACCATGCTTGGCTCTATTTTGGAACAGGCGCAAATGACATGGGAAGAATGAATATGTGGAAGAGCGGGGATTCGGACGTCGATGGGGATAGTACTTTAACTGCGGATGAATATGACAAGCTTGATTCGGCAGTTACACGATACCACAATACCGTTCGTAGTGCAAGCTTTGGTATTGACTTTGAGGGCACATCATATAAGAACACACTGACGTTGTTCTGTCATGCAGACAAAGGCGAAATGAATTTCTCAAACAACCCAAGCTTCACAGACTTAACCGGCTCATACAAATACAACAAGACACAACACACATACTCAGAATACGATGTTCCAATAAAGAATGTTGTTTCATCTTCATATGAAAACCATGAAGAGGACTTCAGGAAGGTAACGTACATAACAAAAATTGGAATCTACGATGAAGATGGAAATCTCATAATGGTTGCTGACATGGCTCGTCCGTATCGCAAAGAAGAGAATAAAGATTTGACGTTTAAGCTAAAATACGATTTGTTATAAACTATTTAATATCAAAAGGAAAACCTAGAATGAACATCACCAGTGAAGATTTGAAGAGAATTATTAACGAAGAAATACAAAACACTTTAAAAGAAAAGCAACAACTAGATGAAATTTCTTTTAAGGAATTCATTGTTGGGCTTTTGATTGCGAAGTCGGGCTTTGCCCCAAACGTAGCCAAGGCAGCAGTTGAAAACTGGAATGTGGAAAACCAAATCGTAAACACCCAAATTCAAAAGGGCGATGTACACAAGGCAATGACAGCAGCAAAATCCACACAGACATCAGATGCCGGCGAAGAGATTCAAACTTCAATGATGGAAATGACAACAGAAGAGTGCAAGATGAGCTTGGAAGAGGTTGCAATGAAAACCCAACAAGTCACAGGTAAAGAACTCTCCATCGATATCCAATGTGATAATGGTTTAGAATATCTTTTTGTTCTCTCGAAAGTGAAAGGCGCAGATGCACAGGCTACCTTGAAAGTCAAAGCACCAAACAACAGTAGCATAGAAGGCAACTTCACCGGACAGCAAGCGCTTGACAAAGCATCCACCGCTTTAGACTATGCCCAACAAACAAACCCAGAACTACAGAAAGGGTTAAGCAATTTTCAAAGAGCAAGTTTAAAATAGTACTTGACAAACCCCAAAAAATATGTTATAATGTAAGTTATGAACAAATTTGTATTAGGCTTGGATGTTAGTACGAGCCGGGTTGGGATAACCATTTTAAACTCTAACGCAGACTTAATTGATTGTCAAGTAGTGAAACTAAGCTCCAAAGATGAATTGGAGAATAGATGTGATCAATTAAAGAATTATTTACAATTAAATTATAATCAATATCATATAGAGGAAGTATACATAGAGTCTCCATTCATTATGTTCTCTGGAGGAAAGACAACAGCAATGACAATGGCAAAACTTCAACGTTTCAATGGCATGGTGTCTTACATGGTGCGTGACTTGTATGGTGTAATCTCCGTATCTATTGCGGCGAATAAGGCAAGAGGGCTTGTTGGGTTGAAGATTAAGCGTGGAGAGAATACAAAGCTCAAGGTTATTGAATGGGCGCAGAGCGAATACCCAAAAAACTTTATTGTTGAATATACGAGGTTCGGTAACCCCAAGCCAGGAACCGATGATAAAGCAGACTCAGTGGTTATTGCCAGAGCAGGACTACTTATTGAAAAGGAGACGAAATGAATTTTCTAAACAGTAAGTGGGTGAGTCTATTTTGTTCTGTTCTAAACTTTTATTTTTGTGTGTTTGCATTTGCAAATGGAAGTTGGTTTTGGTGTGGATTAAGTGGTGTTTTCGCTTATGTTTGTTTTTATAATTTTTTAAATCAAAAATAATTTGACATTTGTTTCATATCATGTTACATGAATAATAGCAAGATAAAAGTAGGTTCATTAGTTGCTGATGCAAATCCATATAAAGCACCGGAGTTAATGTATGGGTTTGGAATAGTCATAGCTATTATAGATGAGAGATATGTCACAGTTCATTGGTCAGATTGGAACGCTATTCAGAATGTTCGAATAGAAGATTTGGAGGTGATAAATGAAAATCGGTGATTTGGTAAAGTTTTTGCCACATGGAAGATGGGATAAATTTGGCTTGGTAACTGGCATAATAAGTGAATGTCTTGTGGAAGTAGCATGGCTTGGTTCTGAATATATTTATATGGAAGATGTTTCAAAGTTGGAGGTAGTAAATGAAGGTGGGTGATTTGGTATGCACATTAATAGAAGAAGAGGCGGTTGTTTTATTAAAGCAAGTAGCTAAGCAGGTGTGGATAGTCCTGCACAATGACGGTAGAATTACTTCTGAATGGACTTTGAACCTGGTGGCGCATGAGTCCAAAACCGTTTAAAGTTGGAGATCTCGTCAAGTGGAAACCAGAAGCTCTTAAAGGGCGCTATGGCATTGTTGTCGAAGTAACAAAATCTAGCGTCTTTGTTGTTTGGGCAATGAGTGGTAGTCGTGATGGCTTTAATCAATATGATGTGTGCGAGGCACTAGAGAAAGTGAATGCCTAAGCCCAAGTTCAAAATTGGAGACTTAGTGAGGGTGGCGGTGTTTTCATACGAGCCAGATGAAGTTGGCATCATCGTAAGACAATTGGGCTGGAGAGAGGTGATAGAAGTTACCTATGATAGGGGAGAATTTATGTGGGATGTACACTTTCCAGCCACGAATGAAACAAAACCATATGCGGAGAAGTGGCTAGTTCTAGTAAAAAATTAATTTGACAATATCTCCAAACGTGTTATATTCAATTCATCGGAGGAAAGAATATGAAAGCTGGAACTAGAGTAAAGTTCAAGGATGACATTGGAACATCGAAGGGGCCAGTCTTTAGACACAGTGTGTGGTGGATATTGGTAGAGTGGGATAACGGCAGAGAATCAATTGTTCTTGAGCAATCTCTGGAGGTGATAAGTGAATGTGGGTGACTTAGTCAAGATAGTTTACAAACACGGAGCAATAAATCATTTGTTTGGAATTTATTTGGGAGAAACAAAAGTCCAGCACATCACTTGGATAAAGGTTCTTGTCGATGATGAAATCCAAAAGCTTTATAAGTTTGATTACATTTTTGAGGTGATCAATGAAAGTCGGTGATTTGGTGAGGTGCAAGTATTTCCATAGGATTGGTGTGGTGACATCTAACCCAACACACAGCGTGAAAGCTGGAGGTGCATATGTAGACAGAATAGTTTGGGTGATTTGGTGTAACGGTGGACATTCAAAATATAAGGTAGAATATTTGGAGGTAATTAATGAAGGTCGGTGACTTAGTAAAGCTAAAGAATAAATGGAAAAATGTCGAATATAGCCCTCAAAAGGTTGAAAACCAAGTTGGAGTCATTATTGCTCGGGACGAATTTTTCTGGAAGGTTTATTGGATTACAAACAACAGCACAACATATACATACACCAGCAGCCTGGAGGTGATAGGTGAAGGAGGGTGACTTAGTAAAATTTGTAGAACATATCGAGAACCACACTATGCTTGTAACCAAGCATCATTTAATTGGAAAGACAGGCATCTTAATAAAAAAGGTAGCCGAATCTATAGCAGATGATTGGGGAGCAGCATGGAGTGTCTTGGTTGGTGATGAAATACATTTCTTTTGTTATGAAAAGTGGATGGAGGTGATAAATGATTAACATATTATTGTTTGTGGGCTGCTTGGCGCATTCAAAGCCCAAGGTTGAATACACAATCATAGGAACGGTAGACAAAGCAGAAAAGGGCGTATGCACAATCGAGATTTATGATTCTTTGTTTCATAAGTACTCGCCTACGACAATACATGTCTACTCTCGTAAGTGCAAAGAGGGTGACGTAATCGCAGTTGGGAGGAAAAAATGAAAATAGATAAATATATTATAGCATCATTGGTACTATCATCATGTGAAGGG